TGATATTGGTTCAGGTGACTATAAATGTACAATAATTACGGGTTCTCCAAACTGTAATACAACGTGAAAGCAAATTAAATTATGATGGTAGTTGACTTTAATCAAACCGCAATCTCTAATGTGATGTTGGAATTGAATGGCAGAAAAGATATTGAACTAGATGTTCCGTTGATGCGTTATATGATTATGAATAGTATTCGTGGTTATAATGCAAAATTTAAAAATGAATATGGTGAACTAGTAATTGCCTGTGATAATCATTCTTATTGGAGACGAGACTTTTTTCCTCACTATAAGGCGAATAGAAAAAAATCAAGGGACGATACTGGACTAGATTGGGAAGTCATTTTCACTGCACTGAATCAAGTCAAAGAAGATCTACACGTTCACTTTCCTTATAAAGTAATTGATGTGCCGGGAGCAGAGGCAGATGATGTTATTGCTACTCTTGCAAAGTGGTCACAGACCAATGATTTTTCTTCCGGCACTGTATTTGAATCTGATCCAAAGCCATTTCTCGTTCTTTCTGGCGACCATGATTTTAAACAGCTACACCAATACAAGAATGTAAAACAATATTCTCCGGTACAAAAGAAATTTATTGTTTCAGAAAGAAAGCCAAAAGATTATATCATTGAGCATATTGTTCGTGGAGATACTGGAGATGGGATTCCAAATGTACTATCGCCCGATAATAGTTTAGTTGATGGGATTAGACAAAAGTCAATTATGACTGAAAAGCTAGAAAAATGGATTCTTGATCCATCTACTATGCCACAAGATGATGCATTTATTAAACGGTATGAACAGAATAAAAAACTTGTTGATTTCTCAAGTATACCAAAAGAGATTGAGGAATTGATTATAAATACATATATGGAGCAACCCAAAAAGGATAGAAGTAAGTTGCTAAATTATTTTATTGTCAATAAGATGAAAAACATGCTTGACGTTATTACGGAGTTTTAATGAAAACAACAGTCCCCCAAATTTTTGAAGAAGTAGAAAAATATAAAACACGCGCAGAAAAAGTTAAAGTTCTACGCGATTATAGTACCCAAGTTCTACAAGGTATTCTACAGATCAATTTCGATCCAAATGCTAACATGGGATTGCCAGAAGGCGAACCACCATTTAAAAAAGATACCTCCATTCCAGATGGATATTCTGACACCAATCTTTACGTAGAATTTCGCAGATTCTACATTTGGTTGAATCCATCCAATCTAACTAAAATTAGAAAAGAAGCATTGTTTGTTCAGTTGCTTGAAGGACTTCATTGGAAAGAATCCGAAGTTGTTTGTTTAGCAAAAGATAGACAATTGAGCAAGAAATACAAGTCATTGACCGAAGATTTGGTTAGAGAAGCATTTCCAAATTTGTTACCTGTACCTGTGCCAGAAGTAAAAACTGAAAAAGCAGAGAAAGTAAAAAAGGCAGCAGCCCCTTTAGCCTTGTCGAAAGCGTAATTGGGTTCTTCTCTCGCTTTCTACGTAAACCGATATTAGAAGAACCAACGAATCCGTGGTCTGTCTCATATGAAGATATTCCACGTGATCCAAATTTTGATAGTAGAACAGTAAACTTTCATAAGTACAGAGCATTTGATAAAAAATAGTTTGACTTTTTATATGCAATGTGATACAATGAATTCCCTGTAATTTTATAATGGAGATTTTATGCCAATTCCAAGTAGTCCAGCAGATCGTAAAGCAATCAATGAATGCATTAAGGAAATTTCAAATTCTATGACGCGAGTTGAAGGAGAACGAGATTTTATTAAAGAAGCAGTTACAGATATTTGTAAACAATTTGAACTACCCAAGAAAACATTTCGTAAAATGGTAAAAGTATACCATAAGCAAAACTTCACTCAAGAAAAAGAAGAGAATGAAGAATTTGAAACAATGTACGAAACAATCACGAATACTACCGCAATGGCTAGTACTACCAATCCATAATATGGTAGAAAAATACATCCTTGAGGTCAAATATATTGACCGTATTAAACGATGCAGAAAGACCTCAATCGTAGGGGTCTATTTGGATGAAAAAACACTTGAAGCTGCAAAAGAAAAAGTTTTAAAACTTAAAACTAAGTACACACCAACATTCTCGGTTAATATGGTGTATGATCTTTTCACTCCCTATGCATTATCGGATTAATTAAATGAGTCAAATGCCAGTTTTATTCAAAAAATCTTTAACAAAAATGCAAGAAGTTGAGCATCCAAAAAAATCAACAAAACAAAAGCAATTACCCGTATTGCGACCAAAGGTTTGCTGGTTATTGGATTCAACAAAAAATGCTAATTAATATATCAAAATAAATATGTTTAGATTGGTTGCGAAGGCACTGGGAGAAAAATCCTCTCTCGACATAAAAGAAGCGGATAAAGTAGCGATTATTCGTATTGTAATTTTTTCAACATATTTGATTTCAAATATATTTCTAATTGCTGGCGTAATTAGACACTGGTAAGGATAATAAATGGCGTTTTATGATTTTAAGTGCTCAGACTGTGATGAAATTTTTACAGTCATGTGTAGAATTGCTGATAAAGATGATCAGCAATGTCCAAAATGCAACTCAAAAAAATATGAGCATCACCATACTGCTATGCCAGCATTTGGTGACCCCGTAAGATTGGGAATTCGTCAGGTTGATGGCGGATTTAAAGAGGTATTGTCAAAAATTAATGGCAATAACTATAAAAGTAATCTGAGTGATAAGTTATCTAGAAAATAATTTATACTATTATACTATAAGGGAGGGATAATTTTATCCTTAATATAACTAACCGAGATTATAAATGGCAACAAAACGTTCACAAAATAACGCAAACACCAGTCCAGAAAATTCAACCGAAAGTAATCGAGACCATAGACAAGATACCAGAAAGCCAACTAATGCATTAAAATTGCGTTTAGATGACTTAAAAACTTTTCAACCATTAACGGATAATCAGAAAGATTTTTTTAGTGCATATAAACGTGGAGACTATTTTGTTGCACTCCACGGAGTAGCCGGAACCGGAAAAACATTTATTGCTTTATACAAAGCATTAGAAGAAGTTCTCGACAAATCAAATCCATTTAATAAAATTATCATCGTAAGGTCAGCAGTCCAGTCTCGTGAAATTGGACATTTACCCGGTGATGTTACTGAAAAAATGGAAATTTATCAACAACCATATCGTCAAATTTGCGAGACATTTTTTGGACGTAAGGATGCATGGGATAGATTGGAAGAGCAGGGACACATCGAGTTTATTTCAACATCATTCATTCGTGGCATGTCATTTGATGATGCAATTATCATTGTCGATGAGATGCAAAATATGAATTTTGAAGAAATTGACACTGTTATGACTCGGGTAGGATATCGTTCTAAAATTATCTGGTGTGGAGACTATCGCCAAACTGATTTACGCAAGGCGGGAGATAAAACCGGTATTTTGAAATTCTTCGATATTGCTGCTAAAATGAAAGCGTTTACTAGAATCGAATTTACTGCCGATGACATTGTACGTAGTTCATTGGTCAAAGATTATATTTTGGCGAAGCTAGATTACGAAGACCATATATAATACATCATGGTTACTTTTTGTTATCAATGAAAATTTTTAGCTAAGGATTATCGTATCCTACTTTATACGACTTATGGGTGATACCAAATAAAAATATTTAAAGTATCACATATTGACCGGTAATAATACCATTTGTATTGTCGTAAATATATAAAAGTATAAATTTTCAAAGATATCAAAAAGTAGTTGATTTATTAATATAGGAGAATGCTATGCAACTAACAACAAATTTTTCATTATCCGAATTGACAAAAAGCGAAATTGCGCTTCGTCAAAATATGGATAATACCCCCAGCGAAAAAGAAATCGCTAACTTAAAATTACTTGCTGAAAAAGTTTTACAGCCAGTAAGAGATCATTACAAGACCGGCGTTAAAGTTAATTCTGGTTTCCGCGCCAAGAAAGTCAACGCAGCAGCCGGTGGATCAGAAACATCAGATCATTGCAAAGGTCAAGCTGGCGATATTGAAATTCCCGGCATTGCGAATGCTTCTTTAGCTGAATGGATTAAAGCTAATTTGAAATTCACCCAACTAATTCTTGAATTTTATACTCCCGGTGTGCCTGATAGCGGATGGGTTCATGTAAGTTATGACCCAGCAAACTTAAAATGCCAGTGCTTGACTGCGATGAAAGAAAATGGTAAAACCGTTTATAAACCCGGATTGATTGCTTAATCAAATTCTGATCAATTATAAATATAGCATTAAAACAACTTTTAAATCGTGCCATGAAAACTTTTTCTCAACTCGTTCTAGAACAAGAGCAAATTAATAATACTCGTAAAACCCAAGTAGCAACTACCGGTGGAACTTATGAGAAAACTGGCACATTTTTAAAAGATAAAGTTCCAGCCCATGGTAAAGTTATTAGCATTGGCGCTGGACTTGAGCATACCGGAAAAGCTCTTAAAAAGGGATTGGGGGGCGATCATACTGTACATGATATGGAGCCTAATCCAGAAGGAAGAAAAGAAAAGCCTGAATTTACTAAGGCAGAAGAAATTCCAAAAAGCCACTATGATGCAGCAGTATCACACAATGTGCTAAATGTGGTTGAGCCACATGTCAGAGAACATGTTATGCATTCTATTTTTAATTCAGTTAAATCGGGTGGACACGCTGTTATTGGAACTAGAAAATGGAAAGGTGACATTGAATCCAATAAAAACCACACATTGGGCGATGAGCCAAAATCAATGTGGGTTCATAAAGGCAAGGATAAGTCGTATCAAAAGGGATTTGACGGCAATGAATTAAAAGATTATGTAGAAGATTATGCCAAAAGAAAAGGGCATAAAGTTGAAGTAAAAAGACTTCCCGGAATTGCTGCCAATGGAGTACATGTACATATTCTACATAAAAAAGAAGATTAAAAATGTTACAATTTAAAGAGTTTTTAGACGCAGATCAACTCGATGAGGGCGTACATGATCCCGCAAAATTAAAAGCAATTTTTATTGCAGGCGGGCCGGGGTCAGGTAAATCTAGAATTGTAGATAAAGTTCGTGGAGATTTGGGATTTAAGTTAGTTAATAGTGACCATGCGTTTGAGCATGAAATGAAAAAACAAAATCTTGATCCAAAAATGCCAGAGCATGAAACAGAAAAAAGAGAAGCTGCCCGTGAAAAGGCAAAAAATTTAACTGCGACAAAATCTAAATTATACCAGCGCGGGCGCTTGGGAATGATTATAGATGGAACTGGAAAAGATTTTAATCATATCCACAAACAATCGGAACATCTTAAAAGTATCGGCTATGATACTCATATGCTGCATGTAAATACATCATTGGATGTTGCAAAAAAGAGAAATGCTGCAAGAGCGAGAACAGTGCCAGATCACGTGGTCACAAAAACTTGGCACAAAGTTCAAGATAATTTAGGGCATTTTCAAGATCATTTTGGGAGAGATAATTTTACGGTGGTTGATAATAGCCATGATGGCGATGACCATGCAACATTGGATAAATTACATAAACATATAAGAAGTATTGCAACTTCACCCGTTAAAAATCCAGTTGGAAAAGATTGGGTTCGTAGACAAAAAACTGCAATTTTACGCAAAACAAAGTAAAATATACTTGACTTTATTAACCAACTGGAGTATAATAGCGACATGAAAGTTAAAAAACTAATATTAAAACTAAACCGCGCCGAATTAAAACATAATTCTGTAAAAGCTAAAGCAATTTGGCTTAAAATACTGAAAAAAAGTTTTAAAGGTAAACATACGGAAGCGGTTAGTTAAGAGTTATAGTTGTATGAAGTAAATCAAAAATGGTTCTGGAAGCGGGGGCAGTACCCGCCAGCTCCACCAAAAGCACATTATGAAATATAAAATGGTAGTAAAAACTCCTTACAATACCTATGTAAAGGAAAGAAGTAAAAGTAAAGATCATTTGATAAAAACGGCAGAAATGCTTTCAAAAAAACACCCAAAATGGGCAATTTTTGTTGTAGCAGAAGATACCATTATTTAATTTGTTTTTGATGGGGCTGAACTAGTTTCGACAGGGCAACAAGTAGACGCATGGACAACTCGACATATCTCGTCGTTAACAGTAAAAAAATGTAAACGCAAACGACACACAGTTCGCATTAGCAGCCTAAACGCCGCTTAGGGTATTCGATTGGTTTTCCTCGTAACAGAATTAACCAATCAATTTTATTAACTTTGGAGATTATATGAAGAAAATTATTTTGGCTACTGCAATGGTAGCTTCTATGTGTGCAGCACAGGCAATTGAGGTTGGCGTATCTGTTGCACGTGATATGACTCTTGAGCAAAATGCAACTCGCATTACTGCATCAGGCGTAACAGTAAAGTCATTTACCCCCGAATTTAGTGCAACTGTACTAAAAGATGTTTATACTCGTTATGCAGTTGGTGGACATTATGATGTTACTAAAGTTGGCCCAATCGCTCTTGCAGCTACTGGATCAGTCGGCTATCAAGCAAGTGCAGCTAAAGGTGATGGATATGGCGCAACTCTTGGATTGACTGCATCTATGCCAGTTGCTAAGAATGCAACATTTTCCGTTGGAGCAGAGCGCCGTTACAATCAATCTGTGATTGTTGGGAGTGATGGTAATACAGCAGTTGCTGGACTAACCGTTAAGTTCTAATATAAGGGGGCGAAAGCCCCCTAATTCATTTAAATAATATGTCACTAAAAGAAGCAATTTCCGTAAAGCATGCAGAAGCAGAAAATGAGCCATTCATTAAATCAATTTTTGCTGGAACAGTTGACGTTGAAAAGTATGTTGATTTTATTTTTCAAAAGTATGTGATCTATTCAAAACTAGAAGAATATGCAAACAAAATGAGTTTGCTTGTCGGGATTGAAGATATTGCTAGGTCTGGTGCAATTCGCCAAGATTATTTAGAAATAGATGCCGTTGGGGGGTATCCAATTCGCAAATCAACAAAGTCGTATGCCAATCATTTAGATTCAATTTCTACCGATCCACAAAAGATCATGGCGCATATCTATGTTCATCACATGGGCGATATGTTCGGCGGACAAATGTTGAAGAAACTAGTTCCGGGGTCTGGAAAGATGTATGAGTTCGAAAATCGCGCAGAACTAATTAAAACCGTTAGGACACTGATTGACGAAGACATGGCAGATGAAGCCAACATTGCATTTCAACTAACAATTGATCTATTGAAGGAATATGCATAATGTCTTTAGTATGGGATAAAGTAATACCATTTTCTGAAAAAATGATAGCTAAATTTGATGGTGCGGCAGTATTAGAATTGCCGCATGATTATACTATCGAAAGTGAAAATTTCACATGGAAAAATTATCTATTTCAAGATATAAATTATCGCCGAGCACATATTGAAATCGTAGATGCCCGTGAATACAAGAAAATCTGGGTAATGCACATGACTATTTTTCCATATTATGATGATCCATCTCCTATTTTTGGTTTTGACGTTGTATGTGGCGCAAATAAAATAACGGGTGCATTCCACGATTTTTCCAGAGTTGATTCATCCCGCCTTTATAATAAATTTCAACGTCAAATGGCAATGTATCCAAAATTTGGATTGAAAGCACGAGTATTGCCGGAATGGGCAAATAATATTTTTAGTCCAAATATATTAGCTCTGGGTAATGTATCCGAGCCAGAAGACATTGATAAATTACTGACAACCAGTATTGCTAATTTAGATTTATATCTGTATAATGTAGGAATGCAGTCACCATCTTCGTATATTAAAGCCCATGACTATTATTGCAAAAATCAAAAATTGAACCATCACACCCCTGCAATGATGGAGACAATTGGAGTAGATGCTACTCTTTTTAAGCGATACATGGACGATACGCTATTTCCGGAATATCATGGAATCTGATACAAATTTAACATTATCTGATAGTTTAATTATCACCAAAAGATTTAGAAATCCCAATGAATTTTCTTTATATATCGAAGAACAAGTTTTAGAGAACAATATTGGGTATATTGATGCAATTATTCAATACTGTGAGAATGCTGATATCGAGGTAGAATCTGCTGCTGTTTTAATTAATATGCAACTCAAAGAAAAAATTCAAAATGAAGCCGAGGAACAGAATTATATGCGAACAAAAAGGGGAAAACTTCCTCTATGATCATGACCGACTTTGAAGTATACCGTTATTATCTTGCATTGAAATTGCATTTTACTACGGACAAATATGATATAATTGCAAATAAAGGAAAGATCAGTAAAATAACAAAAGAAGGTTTTAATAAAAGAACAGACTTAACTCACATTAGAAAAATAGCAAAAACATATTCAGATGAAGAAGTTGCTAATTTTTTAATTGCTAATTTTGTTTCTGGTGACAGATGGGGCGGAGTATTTGATTCAGAAGCCAACGTTAGATATAAGTTATGGAAGAAAAAGAAAGAATCATTGCAGTATGTATTTAAAAATGAATTAGATTCGATTGTAAATGAATTAGAATTTGATAAGAAAGATGCAACATGGTTATTTAAAATAGCTAAAAATGAGCATCCATATATAATCAAGGCATTCTTGAGAAATGCAATTTCAATTGAAACATTAGTAATTATTGAAAAGCTGATAGGATTCGTAGAAAAATTTGATGCAGAATTGGATGATGAATTTGTTTGGCCGGATATCTCAAGAACTATTAAAAAATATAAACCATTTCTAAAAATAGAAAAAGATAAATATAATGCAATTTACAGAAACAGAGTTGGACTTACAGCAACAGAGACTTAAAAATCTTGAAATTAGTCATACGCTATTACAAGAGCATGTCTCAATGTTAACTGAATCTTTAAAAGATACTCAAAGGTATTTGGTTAAACTGGCAAGTAATCAAATGGAGTTAAACAAGCGAGTTTCTACGTGGCCTTACATAGAAACTGCAACACAAGGAAAAGGAAAATGAAAAATTTATTAATGGGGCAATCGAGGAAAAATGAGCAAAAAAACTAATTACGATATGGATGATGATCGCAGAGAACGTAGAGTTAAAACTGCACCAACCACCGCGAAAGTAGAAAAACATCGGAAATCGCTATTCAATATAGCTAAAAATTTCTCTAATAATAATTTTAGGGAAGAAGATGAAGACGAGTACCTCGAATATTATCTTAACATTAAATCGAAGAGATAATATGTCCCAATAAAAATATCATTTTCTATGGTATTCACTATTGACTTATTAGTGAATACCTAGTATTATATCATGGATTATGTGAATAGGTCACACAATTAAATACAAATTAAATATACCGTAAATAAGGAAAAAATATGGCTTTTCAAGAACTAAGCGCACTTCGTAAATCCAAAAGTGGATTCGATAAATTGAAGCAGGAAGTAGAGAATATCTCTAATCCAAAATATGCAAATAACGACGAAGATAAATTCTGGCAACCAGAAGTAGATAAGGCAGGAAATGGCTACGCAGTCATTCGATTCCTCGCAGCACCAAAGGGCGAAGATCTTCCATTCGTTCGCACATTTAAACACGGATTTCAGGGGCCATCGGGAAAATGGTACATCGAAGAATCTCTCACTACAATCGGCAAACCCGATCCAGTATCTGAATATAACTCCAAACTTTGGAATACAGGTACAAAAGAAAACCAAGATTTGGTACGTAAACAAAAACGTAAACTAAACTACATTGCAAATATCTTGATCGTTTCTGACTCTAAGCATCCAGAAAATGAAGGAAAAGTATTTCTATTCAAATTCGGTAGCAAGATTTTTGATAAAGTATCTGATGTTGCAAATCCAAAGTTTGAAGACGAAACAGCAATCAACCCATTTGATTTCTGGGAAGGTGCAAACTTTAAATTGAAGATTCGTAATGTTGAAGGATATCGTAACTACGATAAATCTGAATTCGATGCACCAAGTCCAGTTGCAGATAATGATGAAGATATTGAGAAAATTTGGAACTCTCAGCATTCATTGACACAATTCTTAGACCCATCTAAGTTTAAGTCATATGATGAATTGAAAGCTAAATTTGAGTCTGTTATTGGCGGAGCTTCTGGCTCGTCAATGAGAGCAGAAAATGTTCAAATTGAAGAAGCGGAGTATACTCCACCATCTTCTACTACAACTAAGCCAAAGGTAGTTAAAGCTGCTCCAGCAAAGGAAGTAGACTTTGATAATGCAGAAGATTCATTGGATTATTTTGCTAATCTTGCATCAGATGATTAAACCAATCTGACAAATTAAAAAGGGAGCATTAGCTCCCTTTTTTTTATCTTACTTTATCTAAATACCGTTCTATGCTGTTCATATCGTTTCTTGGTCTCGGAGGCATTTGAATATAATTATCTTTGTTGTTATTGTTAGTAACACTTGATGAAATTATTTGTTGTGGTGCGACCTTAGAATCTGCGGAACTTTTTAATTCTGAATTATCATTTGTAATCTGTGATAATTTTTGTCCCTTTGTTTCAGGAACGGAAACATCTACTTTAGGTTTTAAATATTCTGGTTTACTCAACTCACGCCCAATAGACTCCCCGCCCATTTTGCCCAATTCGCTTCCACCAAACGCACCTATTGCGCCGCCTATTAAGGTTCCAACGACGGTTCCTACAGGCCCAACCATGCTACCCATTGCTGCACCAGCCAAAGCTCCCGTAGCAGCCCCTGCAAGCCCACCTGCTGCACCTCCTACGCCCTTACCAACTGCGCCACTTTTTTTAGTTTTGGCTTCATCTGCGGTTATTTCTCCTTTAGCTAATTGAGTTTCAGCATCGTTATAATCAGAATATCCCGCATATGCAGATTCTCCGACTGTTAGCGCCGCTGCAAGCGGGCCACCAAACTTTGCCGCCTTACTCAATCCACTTAATATTTTTCCAGCTTTACCAGCCTTTCCAGCTTTTCCGGATGACTTCCCCAATCCATCTGGGATAACATCGCCAATATCTGGTAATCCAATTCCACCCGAACTCCCTAAAACTTCTCCCAATTTATCAGCAATTGCCTGAGCTAATAGCTCTCTATCTTGCTGTTTATCGGTCTCTTTCTTGGAATCTTCATTTGGCTCAATTCCACCTGCACTGACTGGTGTAGCTATTGGTGCAACTTGAGTTACCGGAGTAGCTATTGGTGCAACCTTAATATCAGATGCAGTAGGTGATGCGACTTGCCCCCCATCTGTGCTGATTGCAGAAATAACTTTGGGGCTAATAGATCTTCCCTCTTTGCCATATGTCGGTTTATATGGTTCAATGTAGCCAGCTTTATATGATTCAGCATTGAATTGATTACCCTTTAATGTACTATCTAATTTAGCAAACGTTTCTTGTAAAACTGTTTCTAAAGATTTATCATTGTTGGGGCGAGTATTTAAAGATGCAGCTAAGTTATCAAATGATGTTTGTAATTTTCCAATAGAAGTATTTAACTCATCACTTGCATAGGATTGATTGGCTTCTGTTGTATTTTTTTCTGTTGCTGGTGCTAAATTTTCAGTTGGCGAAGCAATAACTTTCTCAGTTGGAGTAGATTCCACCAATTGTTTGTTAATTTGCTCTATTAATTTAGCATCCTTTGGATTTTTTGGATCTAACTTTTGCCCACCAATACTAACAGTTTCTTGCTTCTTTTCTGGCTCAGGTAAATTTGGTGTAGCAGGTATGACTGCCAATGCTTCTGGTGCAACTGGCATTGGATCAACTGACGCATCAGTCGCTGGAGTATAATTCCCTCTACTGTAACGTCTATTAAATCCGTACATTGCGTCCGAATACTCGCGCTGATCCATTATTTTTTCTTTATCATCCGCCGTATGATAATTAACCGCATCCTCTATGCCCAATAATCCAGAAACAAATCCCTTTGTAAAACTTCCCGGCTTTTTTCCGACTTGATTATTTGGAACTCTGGGTGGTCTAGAATTACTAGGGGCTTTTCGTGGCGTAGTATTAGTTGGGGCGTTAGGTGTATTGGTATTGGAAGTTTTAGAATTTTGAACCAAATTCAATATTGAATCCGTCAATTTTTCTATATTTTCATTAATTTTTATGAGTTGTTTGGTGCCATTAACATCAACAACTTGCATATCCCCATCTTTATTTGGGGTTTCATTTAGTTTCGGTAATGCCATTTTAGTTGCTATCCATGCCACCGTTATTTGCGCCAGCTATTTTTTCTTGCGTTCTACCGAATGCCGCTAAACCCAACACTGCGCCCATTGCAACGTGATATAATCCTGCGCCTTGCAATGTTAATGGTTGCCATTGAGAAGTAACTTGTCCGCCATGTAATGCTTGAATTAAACTCCAAAGAATCGGGGCAAGAATAAAATCAAATAAGCACGTTACCATATATGTCCACCCCATCGCTGGACGCCATTTACTATTCATCCAGTGTTCGTTATCTTTTTGTGGATTGGTAATTTCATTTGACATAATTATTTCCCCTTGAGTTGTTTTTGTTTTAATTTTTCATTTTCTTCACGTAAATAATTAATAAGCATAGTAACGTATATTTCTCTTTCCCACGGCAACATATTTTCTATTTCCGTTAATGAATATTTATGGTGATGTATTAACGAGAAATTTAATTGATAATAGTTGGCTAAATTATCATGGGAAAGAGTTAGACGAAAAAATTTTGCAAGCCCTCTAACTTGATCACGTTATTTGTATTGCATTCTGGGCAAACGGCTTCAATATTTTGAATCACCTTTGGCATTTTAACAAAAAATTCTTCTAATTTATCAAACTGTTTTTTAGTGAAAGAATTTAAAAATACAGTTAATTCTTCGTCTGTAAAGCTATCTCTATCTTGCGTTGCATCTTTAGTGAACACCGACACAACGCAATCTTTTACAATATCAATTGCTCTTTCTTTTGATCTATTTTCAAATAAATCCAATACTTCATTAAATTTTGGATAACGAAGTTCTACGCCAATATTATCAGTAATCAATATTTTATTATTTTGTTTTTCGTTATTCTCAATTATCGCTTTTGTGATATCTAAATCATACGGAATTTTTGTACCACACTCACACGTAACAGTAATCGATGCAATTTCACTTATTGATTTTGCACGAATCTGTAAGAACATATATTCAATATCAAAGTGTGCTAATTTTGAGCAATTCAATTTATTAAATGTGCATGCATCTATTAAATCATAGATTACGCGAGTAATTTCATCTAAGTCAGATTCGATTGCAGTTAATAATATTTTATATTCTTTAACTAGAAAAGGTCTATACTTTATTTTTTTGCCGGTTGAGGGTAACACCAATTCATATGTCGGTGTCTCCATTGTTGGTAATGCCATAATCTATTCACTCCATTATTTTTTTAAATCAAGTCTTCTTGGGTCTACGAATGGTGCAGCCGCGCCGCCTTGACCCCCTCTACCGGCTCCAGTATTACTAAAAATAATATCTGGAATCCACTTTCTATAAGCAAATACAACTGATAGTTTATGAGCCGCATTTACCGCAGATGAATTTAATCCCATATCCGAGATATTTCTTGGAAATGCATCAATTAATTTAATGCTGTATTTAATATTATCTGCCTCATCTAATTGTGATATTTTTATTTGTGTTGTATAGCTTGATTGATAATTTAGATTATATGAATTTGTATCTACAATTGAAAACATCCAAGATTCAAAAAATTTCTTGATATTCATATCTTTATCAACTAAAAAACTCACCGAAATGCCATCTCCACCATAATCACTCCCAACTGGGCGCTGATATGCTGGCCCATAGATTTGATGCTGTTTTGTATTTATTGTCAGTGATGGAAAATTCGCAACTTCGCAGTAAACGCTTGCTAACTTTGATATTTCAGCATAATTAGCCAACGATGGTGGCGGCGTAATTTCAATTTCAAATTTACTGGGCTTTGCGACTCCAGATTTGTTTATTTCTGCTACGAAATTTTCTAAAGAAAAATTAGCCATTTATTTCTTTCTTGGATATTTTATCATTGAACTTGCCATTTCTTTTGCATAGTTTGCATAAACTTCTTGCATAGATGCTCCCTGCCATTGTGCTGTTGGTAAAAATAATGCAGTTTCCCATTCTGGTGGTTGTATAACTATTATTTTTGATCTAATATGACTTGATAGATATCGCTTTATACAAGGTTTGAAATCGGCGTATCTAGAGGTTGCAACCAATATATCATAAGTTATTCTTAATCTTCTTGGTTCACCCTGCGGTGTCCATAGAGCATAATCAGTTAATTTATCCATAAATGCTGCTCTTACTTGAATTGGGAGATAATGTAAATTTAATCCAAGGAATCCATCATTATACTTTCCGAGCATAATTATTAATGGAAAATTGTCATAATATGGTAAAGTATCTTTGTGTTTTGGATCATACATAAAATGGTATAATCCACCTTCTTGAATTCTCCCGCCTCTACCGGGTTCTACGATTATCTCATTTGCTAGTTTATTTGGATTTTTTAGACTTCTTACATTATTTTGAAACCATTTATACGACTTAACCCCCAAGAATGCCATATCTTGAGCAGATCGCTGTCTAGCCAATTTGGTTAGGGTTGATTCTTGGACTATTGTTTTTGTTGCCATTATCGTTTGATACCTAGATCGTGTTCTGTTAATATAATAAATTTCATTTTTCTATCATTGCAAAATTCAGTAGCAGCTTTCCATTTTGCCTCATTTATGCCGAATTGCAGTACTTCATTTATGAATCTTTTCGTCATTTTAGCTGGGGGTTCCGGTGCCTTTGTAAATCTATCCGGTTTTATCTCTACTAAATACCTCTGCAATTGATTTTCTTTATTTTTTACCTTGATGTAAAAATCTACAAAATATCGGTGAAATTGCTTATCAATCGGAGAAATATAAGGGATTATAGTTGTCTCTGATCCCCATTCTAAAACTGCTGCATTTTCGTCGCACCATTTCATGAATTTTAGTTCCCACGCAGACCTATAAATAATAGAGTTTATATCCCCGGTATATTTATTGGGATTTTTGACTCTATATCTTCCCTTATGGGTATTAGCATACATAAATGACTATAAATAATAATTGTAATATCTGTATATTTATAAGAGTACATAAATGGCAACTAAAAATAATAACGACAAAGTATCATACGATCTGAACAAATATTCAGTTGGAGACTTTCAATATCCAATAGGATTGGGGGTAGAGAGAGATTTACAACATACCGTTGCATTTTATATAAATGTGCGAGGAAAATCTAGGTTTGACACTAATAATAGATTTAGTGGAATTTTACCGGATAGCTCCACTACGAGCATAACATCAGAGCAGGCTGGAAAAGCGGTGACATTATTGGGCGCAGGTCTCCTTGGCGCTGCTGCAATTGGCGGGGCAAAAAGCGCGTATGCAGTTGCAGCCGAAGCAAGACGCGCCAAAGCAAGGGGACTAAGCAATTTGCAAAGGGGTACGCAGGCCGGTAGACAGATTGCTAGTGCGGGGGGACTTGCAATAGCATCAACCGCTGCCGCTGGCACTGCGCTTGTCGCGTCTCAGGAAAATTCATTTTTAAAACCAGATAATAAACAAAGATTGAAGGACGTAATAACTCTTCATATGCAAGAAAGACCTTCTGTAAAATATGGAGTTAATTATCAAAACGTCGATTTAGGTGCTATTGGTGGATTTTTAGGTAATATTTCAGCTTTAGATACCGCCGAAGGGGGTGCTTATGCGTTGGCAGAAGCAGCTAGATTACCATCAGTAATACCCGGAATAGGGTCAACACCAACAAATTTATTAGGCGTTGCGGCAAAAGTTAAAACAAATCCATTTAGAGAAGTTTTATTTGAATCCGTTGATTACAGAACATTTAATTTTAGATATAAATTTTTCCCAAAAAGTGCAGCAGAGGGAATAAATATAAAAAATATTATTGATAAATTTAAATTTCATATGCATCCAGAATTATCTGCAAATAAATTTTTCTACATTTATCCATCTGAGTTTGAAATACGTTATATGTTTAACGGAGCAGAAAATAAAAACTTCAATAAAATTGGTAACTGTGCATTGGTCGATATGCAAGTGGATTATGGTGGAGATAGATTTTCATCATTCAATGATGGAGCACCAACCGAAATAGATTTGTCATTAACTTTTAGAGAGTTAGAATTGATGACAAAGGAGCAAGTAAAAAATGGCTACTAATTATTTTGAGAAATTTCCAAGAATTTTATATTCATTGGATGACCTTGCATCAGGTCAAGTTGTTCCTGATATTCTTCGTAGAGTAGCCGCAGTAAATGAATTAAAATCAAATAGTTCATATTTTGATGAATATGATATAAAAGATGGAGATACTCCAGAAATTTTAGCGGATAAAATATATGGGGATTCTGGATTGCACTGGATCATATTACTAATAAATGAAATTGTTGATCCTCGATTTGACTGGCCTTTACCATATGACGATTTTATAAGTTTTTGTATTGCAAAATACGGAAGTTTAGAAGCTATATACGACACAAATAAAGTTGTTGGTTTCGGGGAAAAAGAATTAGAAGTAGACAGTTTATTTTTGGTTTTAGAGTCATCTACCAATAAAAATCCAGTTAGATTGATATTGAATAAGAAAGACAGCGATGTTAGTTATCGCAAAGCATTATCATATGCAGTTAATCCATTAATAGAAAAAGAAATATCTAATTTTGATTATGAGTATGAAAAAAATGAAGCAAAAAGAAGAATAAAATTAATAAAGCCAGAATTTATTTCTGAAATAATAACAAATTTTGATAATTTAATTAAAAAATAATGGATACACAAACTGGTTTAGGTCAAGCGGGCGATGTTTCGATAGAAGATTTATATCTAATATCCGGGGGCGGCACATATTTGTTTGTGTTAGATTATTTGGTGGAATTAAATATATACGAAGATATTTTTTCAAATTTTCTTACCGGTAGCATGATGTTATCGGATAGCGCAAATATTATAAAATCTTTACCAATTATTGGCGAAGAGTATTTGATGGTAAAAATAACTACTCCATCATTCCCAACATCAATCCATAAAACTTTTCGAGTTTATGCCGTAACCAATAGAAATATCGTAACGGATAATGGAACTCAAACATACATCCTGCATTTTTGCTCAAATGAGGGAATAAATGATACATCAACGCCCATATTCAAAAATTTCAATGGAAAAATAAATGATGTAGTCACTAATATATTCGACAATTATATTAAAACTAATAGAAGATATATTATAGGAACAACTGGATTAAAAGAGGATGACTTTAAAACTCAATTGACTGTATTGAATCCAACAGACAATAATGTTAAATTTGTTAGCACTGGATGGTCTCCATTTAAATGTATAAATTGGTTATCAAATAAATCAATGCCATCTGTTGGAAAAGCATGCAATTATTTGTTCTGGGAGACTTCTCAACAATTTTATTTTGGGAACATGGAAACTATTTTTAGTGCATCTCAAGACGAAAATTCTCCTGTAAATTTGGGCACTTATAATTATACTCCGCCATCAACGCAGCCAGAAAATGATATAAATGCAAAAATGTTTTTGATTGAAGATATTGAAATATCAAAGACTGCAGATTATATGATAAGTAATAACAATGGATATCTATCCAGTAGAACAATAACACTAAATTTATTCAATAAGAAATATGATATAATCGATTATAGTCATATTGATACATTTGGGGATTATACTCATTTAGCAAAAAAGGGGAGTGATATTCCTATTTTTTCCACCAAAGCTCAGAGAACCCCCGAGACAAATATATTTGTACACCCAACCCATCCAAATTTATTTACTGGATTTAAAGACAATACAAATGAATTGACTGGAAAATATTATGGGAATAGATTATCTCATATGTTGGAATTGTCTAATTTTAAATTAAATATTTCAATTCCCGGAAGAACTGATGTTGAAGCGGGTGGCATTATAAATTTAAAATTTCCGGATGTTAGACCACCATCTGATGCAGATAAAAGCGCAGGCAAGTATGACGATAGATATTCTGGGAATTATCTAATAACGGCTATAAGACACAAAATAACAATATTAAGACATACAATGACATTAGAAATTGTCAAAGACTCATTGGAAGATAAGGGAAATTAATTATGAATTTATATAGTCAGAGTGATAGTAGCTGGTGGGTTGGCGTAGTCGAAAATAGAAATGATCCAGAACATCTAGGAAGATGTAAAGTAAGAATATTTGGATATCATACTGAAAATATGAGTGATTTGCCTACGGATGATTTGCCATGGGCTATTCCAATGACTCCTATTACATCCGCATCATCATCTGGGGTTGGAACTGCGCCAGTTGGGCCGGTTGAGGGTACATGGATAATCGGATTTTTCTTGGATGGGGAAGATCGTCAGCAGCCGTTGATGGTTGGGACAATTAATGGGAAACCATCGATTGACGAATCATTACCAATAAAAGAAGATATTCCGCCCAATGCATTAACAGATTCTTCTGGGAATGTCGTGAGAGACTCCGAAAATAATCCAATCATTGTAACAGAAGAAGCTGCTCCCCCAATCGTTACTGGGTCTGGGATTTCTTCTGAAATTAAAACTACTTTACCTCCGCTGTCTGTTTCCGAAGTCCAAGATTATTTTGATTCCATTTCATCTGATGCAGCTACAAATTCATCAAATAGTGAAAGAATTGGAAAATATAATTTTGATGCAAGAATATTAATAGATAATGGTTATATAAGAACACCTCAGAATATAAATGCTGGAATTGATTCTGCTATATTAGATATCGATTCTAATTGGGTCGGAAAAGATAACATAAAATCAAAATCTGATTTTTTAGCATCGCTCAATATCCAAGACAATTTAATGTATGCGGTAACATATAAAAATTATAAAAAATTATTATCCGATGGAACAATAAAGATTTCCGATAGTAAATCGACTGTTGCCGGATTTCTTTCTGCATCTCATTATACAAATACTACAAATGCAATTAAAGCTGGGTTGACGGATAAGTCCGGAAAAACTACGGAAGAATATTTTTCAATCGGAAATGCTGCTTTGGGCGGTGATGGAAAATATCCTACACCGATTACAGAAGTTCCAAATAGAGAAACATATGTAGGAACAAACCCAAATAACACCACAAATGATCCATTGAAATCATTGAATGATCCTGCACTTGCCTCCGCAAAAGGATTTAGAGACCCCAATAAAGTATATCCAAAAAAGGATTACAATAATAAAGTTGATACGAATAAATTGGCATATGGAGATGATGATACTCCATTGACAAAAAATAAATTAAAAAATAGAATAACTAATGTATCAACTGCAAATAGCTCAAAAATATGGAGTCAGCCAGAAAATCCATATTCTGCAAAATACCCGTATAATCAGGTCACTGAAACTGAATCTGGGCATGTAATAGAATTAGACAATACACCCGGCAAAGAGAGAATCCATGTTTATCATAAATCGGGAACATATATTGAGGTCGATGTTAATGGCTCAATGGTCAGGAAAGTTGTTGGCGACAGCTATGAAGTTATAGATAGAAATGGACACCTTTATGTTAAAGGCGCATTAAATATCACGACGGAAGGCGCAACAAAAATTCAAGTTAAAGACAATGCTGATATTGAAGTATTCGGAGAAACGCATGTTGTTGGGCATAGAGGAATAGCAATTGATGCTGCCAACAAAGTAGTCGTAAATGCAAATACCGGAATAGACCTATATTCCCCTGCGGCTATTAATATAAATTCAAATGATAAAGTTAATATCAAGGGAACTAGTATCGTATTGGAAGCAACTGCAGGAGATATTGTTCATACTGCGCCAAATAATATAATTGTTCAAGCAAATAAATTTAGCGCAAAAGTATCATCCACTTCATTGGATGGCACTGTTAATATGTCGGATGGGTCTGCGACAGCAGGATATAAAACTGGATTAAGTAGCGATGCTGGGATATTTATAAACACGCCGCTAAAAACTCCAAATACAGTTGAACTTGAAAATTTAATTGCACCGGTTGCAAAAGAGGATACATTTACATCCGAGACCCCGGAAGAAAGCTCTCCAGAGAAGCGTAAAGCAGAAACAGAGAGCGGAGCAATCATTGAGGCATCCCCATCTACAACACCGGCTGAAAGTGCAAATACTGCACCTCTCCCAGCAGTAACGCCACCGTCTGAGATATGTGAATGCGAGGAATTTGCTACATATAAATATTTCCCAGACACTATTAGGCTATCGAAATATTATACTCTTGGTGCATTGACTACGAGAACTCCCGCCGCTAGTTATGAGTTACGAGATAATCGTGGATTAACAAAAGCACAAATTGCATGTAATTTAAAAACTCTTGCAGTAAATTGTCTAGATAGAATAAAAGACAAATATCCAGATATGTTGATCACCAACTCATTTAGGGCAAAAGGCGGGCCATCTGACCATGAAATTGGATGTGCGGCAGATTTACAATTTACTAAGCATTCCTTCACAGATTATCATGAAATCGTAAATTGGATTAGAGAAAACATTATAAATACTCAATTATTGCTAGAATATCAAGCAAGATCAAGTGGACAAATATGCTGGATTCATATTTCATATAATAAAAATAGCGGAGCAAAGCCGTTACATTATGCTACATTTTATAATAATAAAGTGCATACCAAAAATCAATTCATTAATTTAGCGTAATATAAATATAAAATGGCAACAACAATAAAAAGAAACGCAAGAACATATACAGATTTTAGTATAGGGTTTGACGTTAATCCATTTACCAGAGATATAAATATAAAAAAAGATGAGGAAGCGGTAAAAGCATCTATTAAAAATTTGTTGTTGACGAGAAATTATGAGCGCCCATTCCATCCAGAAATTGGCTCCCCAATATCGGCACTATTATTTGAAAATTTTACTCCAATTTTAAAGAATACGCTTGAAAAAATTATAGAAGATCTTTTGATAAAATTTGAACCCAGAGCAAGAATTATATCTATCGATGTGACAGATAATCCAGATGAGAATTCATTGGATATACGAGTTGAATTTATGATGAATAATATAGATCGCCCAATAACTGTTACATCAACATTAAGAAGAATAAGATAAAATGGCTTCTCTTAGAATATCCGAATTAGATTTTGATAATATCAAAACAAATTTAAAAACATTTTTAAAATCATATACCGATGATACTGGAAATTTGATTTTTACAGACTTTGATTTTGAGGGGTCTAGTCTATCTGTATTAATCGATTTACTTTCATATAATACTCATTATAATGCATACCTAGCAAATATGGTTGCAAATGAAATGTTCTTGGACAGCGCGGTAAAAAGAGAGTCGGCAGTGTCTATTGCAAAACATCTTGGATACACTCCCGCATCAATTCGCGGAGCAAAGGCGGTTATATCATTCGAAGTTATAAATCCAAGCAACTCCCCGATATCGTTGACTCTAGACAAATATACGGTATTTTCTACAACAATAAATGGGGACATATACTCCTTTGTCAATGTAGACCCAGTGACAATTGAGCCATTGAATGGACAATACAAATTTGATAATGTAAGCATAGTTGAGGGAACTCCAGTTGAGTATGTTCATAGAGCATCAAATCCGGGGCCAGCAGAAAAATATGAAATCCCTAGTGATGCAGTTGATACAACTAGCATTAGAGTTCTCGTACAAAATTCATATACTGACACTACTACTACGCTATATACGCAAGTAGAAAATATCACTGATATAAATTCACAATCAACAGTATATTATTTGGAAGAAAATACTGAGGGAAAATATCAAATATATTTTGGCGATGGAGTTCTTGGTAAAAAATTAGTTGCCGGAAATTTGATAAGATTGCAATATGTCGTAAGCCAAGGCATGCTTGGAAATGTTTCTGGTAATATAACACAAACATTCACCACTTCTGCGTCTATTGGGGGCGGAAATGTGCCCGGAGAAATTACTGCAATCCAAAATTCAACTGGCGGAGCAGATAGAGATACGATTGATAGTATAAAATTTAAAGCTCCAAAATTTTATTCAGCACAAAATAGAGCAGTAACCGCGACAGATTATGCTACTATCATACAGGAAAATTATCCATTAATTGAATCAATATCCGCATGGGGCGGGGAAGATAATTCACCACCTGAATACGGAAAAGTTTTTATATCATTGAAGCCATATGATGGGTATGTAATAAGCTCGACTATTAAGAATCAGATAACACAGGATGTATTATCGAATAGAAGAGTCATGGCAATGATTCCGGTGATAATTGATCCCGAATATATTTACATCAATGTCTCCACTTCCGTAGAATATGATTCGAAAATTTCAACAGTCAGTTCTTCCGATATGAAGTTAATTGTTGATATAGCTATACGCGACTATTTTACAAATAATTTACAAAAATTTGGAAATGATTTTGTGTTTTCAAAATTGACAAAATTGATTGATAATAGCAACCCGGCAATAGTTGGAAATTTAACAAAAGTAAAAATTCAAAAAAGAATTAATCCTAAACTAAATACTACAAATTTATATACTGAAACAACTGCAATTGATTTTAATAATGCTATATTGCCATCAACTTTGAATTCAACCGGATTCAATTATTATTACGAAGATTCTACTATCAAAGTTAAAATTATCGATGTATCAAATGAAAATCCATACAATTTAAATGGGACTGGAACTTTACAGCTAGTTAATTTTGAAAATACTAAAATAATTAACAGTAAATTTGGAACCATTAATTATGGAACCGGAGTAATTTCAATTCCATCATTGAATTTAGTTGGTTATCCAGATAATACATCTGATATTAGATTCAATGCAGAAGTTCAATCTCAAAATTTATATGCAAAGAAAAATCAAATTTTGATAATTGATGATAGCACACCAAATTCTGAATCGAACAGAGATGCAGGATTGCAAATTAACATTAGTGCAATAAAATAATGCCACAACTAAAGAATAAATTATCAGCAATAGTATCATCACAGATCCCTGAGTTCATCAGGGCAGACAATGAGACATTTTCTGAATTTATAAAAGCATATTATAAATTTTTGGAGCAAGAAAAAAATTCTCAGGAATTGCTTCAAAATTTACAATCTTATGCAAATATAGATGAAACAATTTCTAGTTTAATTGATAGATTTTTTGCAATGTATGGGGTAGATTCCCCATCTATTATTTCTGCGGATGTTGCAACATTCATTAAAAATATAAAAGATCTTTATACTAGCAAAGGCTCAGAGAAATCTTACAATTTGCTATTTACTATATTATATAACGAGGCAATTGAAATAGTTTATCCATGGGAAGTTGTATTAAAACCATCCGATGGTAAATGGATACAATTATATTCATTATTTTTAAAATCCCCGAATACACAATTATCAAATAATATATTTAAATTAACAAATTCTAAAATTACGGGAAATGTATCGGGGGCAAGTGCAATCGTAAATTCTGTATTTAAATATAGATTAGAGGCGGATGATGTTTTTGAAGTTTTCATTGATAGAGATTCCATTATTGGGAACTTTGTTTCCGGGGAAAAAATAACTTCTTCAAAATTAAATGATGATAGAACTATAACTAGTATTGAAGCGCAAATATATCCAGTATTAAATGATATCGACATAATTGATGGTGCAATTGGGTATGCAGTTGGAGATAATATATCAGTTTATGCGAATACGGGGACTACTATATTTGCAGAAGTATCTGGGGTAAATGACGCCGGTAAAATATTGAATATCAATGTTAAGAAAACCGGGATAGCATATGTTGGAAATACCACCATAAATGCTCCTACTCCATCTACAATCACATCAAATGTTCAATATAAATTAAATAACAATATCATAGATTTGTATTTTCCAAAGCCACATGGGCTGACTCGTGGAAGCAACATTACTGTTACATACAATGAAGATTTAAAAATACTCAATGATGTTATTAGCAATAATAATGTTAGTCAAACTACAATAGTTACATCAATTCCAACAAGAAACAGAATACAATTAAGATCCAGTGAAGATTATTCAAGTCAATTTGCAACTGGAACTGCTAAAATTAAATATAATGATATTGCAGAGTTAACTCCAAATATAACTGTAGTAAGAATAACAGAAGGATATTGGAAAAATACTGACGGGAAATTATCTGAAAACATGATGCTTGAGGGTAAATTACCCGATGCAGCAGAAGCCGACCCAGTTTATTATCAGCCGTTTTCATATGTAATAAGATCCCAGCGTTCAATAGACGATTGGAGAAAATATGCAACTAAATTATTACATCCATCCGGGATGCAGTTATTTAATGAATTGATGTTGCAAAATACAAAAGAAGATATGCTTGTATCTAGGGTATTATCTGCGGATGATCCAGAAATTGGGGACGTTGAAACCTATACGGGAGATTTAACTACACTTACTGTTGATACGATAGATCATAGAGCAGATTTTACCTACGTGTACAATAAATTATTTTAATAAATAAAGCAAAACAATAACTATGACAAATATAGTAACAACAAAATTTAGTGTTTTCAACGCAAAACAAATTTCAAATACGATACAAAATGAAACATCAAATTTATTTGTGTTCATTGCTAGACCGTATCCGTGGGCAAATGAAACTCTCCCAGATGTAGTCAAGGATTCATCTGAAAGCGAATTTAAAATATGGGATGGAATTATCAGTTTGAGAAAAATTTTACCTCAAAATTCTTGCTTAGTTATACCAAGAATAGATTGGAAAATAGGAACATACTTTGCAGAATTTGATGATAAAGATCCAGATTTAAAAAATAAAAATTTCTATGTAATGAATAGAGATTTTGGAGTATATATTTGCTTAGATAATAATAAAGGGGCATATTCTGCCATTGAACCAAGTGGAGAGTCATTGGAGCCATTTATATTATCCGATAATTACATGTGGAAATATCTATACACCATATCTCCAACTGCTCAATTGAAATTCTTAACAAGCAATTGGATTCCAGTATTATCTAATCCGGATGTGGTTGATTCTGCAATTGATGGAAAAATTAGTAGAATACGAGTTGTAACATCTGGTTCAGGATATACTTCTGCCAATACTAATGTAATAATTACTGGTAATGGTAGCAATTTATCTGCAATTCCAAGAATAGTTAGTGGTAAAGTTGATTCTATTGTTGTGACAAATGGTGGAGTTGATTATAGATATGCAACCGCAACAATTGTAGGTGATGGAAGTGGTGCAACTGCAAATGTAGTAATACCTGCATATGGTGGTCATGGGTTTGAACCATCAACTGAATTATTTGCTAGATATTTGATGATAAATAGTAGATTAATTAGAGAAGCATCTAATTCCGATTTTTCAACAAATGTTTCTTATAGAACTATTGGAATTATTGATAATGTTAAAGATTTAAATAATTCATATTTTAATAATACTACTGCTAATGCAAATTATGTTATTAGTGTAACAGCAGATGTTGGGGCAAGTTTTCCAAAAAATCAATATTTTACCGGAAATACTTCTACTGCAAATGCATATATTATAGATTCATCTTCGGATGGAACTGGGAATACGAATATTAGATATATACAAACAACGGATTTAAACAATAATTTTAAAAAATTTGTTGTCGGGGAAAGAATAACAACATCGGCAACCGGTGCAAGTGGCGTAGTAAAAAATGTTTATTTGCCGGATATTAAAAAGTATACAGGCGATATAGTTTATGTTGATAATCGCACCGCAATAACAAGATCAATTGATCAAGTAGAAAATATTCACATCGTATTAGAATTTTAAGAGAACAATATGGCATCAGCAAATTTAAACGTAAATCCTTACTTTGACGATTTTAGCGAAGATAAAAATTTCTATAAAATTTTATTCAAGCCCGGTAATGCTGTTCAAGCGCGTGAATTAACGCAGGTACAATCAATTCTACAAAATCAAATTGGTAAAATTGGTGGTTACTTATTTAAAGATGGATCATCGATTTCCGGGCTATCTACATCAACAATATCTATCAATAAAGATGTAAGATCTGTAAAATTATTGAACTCGATAAATGGCGTAGAAATTGATGTAAACCAATTTTTAAATACTTGGGTAGTTGGATCAACATCGGATATTTTAGGCGAAGTAAAATTTGTATATGAGGCAGACAATCCAAATATTGGCGATGAACCAACAATTGTAATTTCATTGTCAAATGGTAAATACACGTATGCTAATAGTGGATTTTTCTCAGACGGAGAGATTTTAAAATTTTATGCCAATAAAGTAGATGCTCTTGCTAAAAAGAGTACTGATATTACTGCATTGGTAGCTAATTCTATATACTCATATTATGTTGGAGATATTGGAAAGAATTCAAATGAAGTTACATTTTCTTCAGTAATTTCTGGAATTAAAGTTGGTGATTATATAACTCATCGTTTAATTACTAAAAATATTTCAGTTATTAAAATCAATAGTTCCATTTCGGTTGAACTTAGCGAACAAATTCCCGTTGAGATAATTAATGATAGATTTGGATTTGTTCGTCGCAGTACATGCAATTCTTTGATATTGACAGTTGATTCTGGAACATATTATAAAAATGAAACGTTTATTAAATCAGAATCTCAATCGATTGTCCCAGCAAAATATACAGCTTATCCAACTGCATCTGCCGTTTTAAGATTTAATGAAAATATTGTAACAAGCGATGCAGACTCATCTTTACTAGACCCGGCAATCGGAAGTTCTAATTTCTTTGCCCGTGGTGCAGATAGATTACAGTATAAATTAGTGTTGGAAATGGTAGAATTAACTAGCTTTGCCGTTGGCCCAGATCGACCAATTGTTGATGATACATTCATTGAAATAGTTAGATTCGTAAAAGGCAATAGAACAGTATTTACAAATAGACCCGATGCAACAAGTCTAAGACAAGAATTGGCAAAAAGAACATATGATGAATCTGGAAATTATCTTGTAACTCCATTTTCAATTTCATCGGTTCCAGTATCTACTACATCCGCAACTCTAAAATTTAATTTATCAGAAGGTTCTGCATATGTTGGCGGATATGAAATTTCTACCATTGCACCAACAGAAATTCCAATTGATAGAGCATTAACTACGAATACTGAATTGGCATTCAATATTGGAGTTTCATATGGAAACTACTTATTAATAGATGGTTCAACAATTAAGGGTGGTTTGTTGAGTGAAACTGTTCCGGGTGCAAATGTGGTATTGGAAGCGCATACGGTAACAAATCCAACTACATCTGCTACTAGAGCCGGGTATCTATATTTTAAACACATGGAATATGATAGCGGCTCTGGTAGCTCAACTTTATATAGATTATATAGCTATTTCTTTTATCCGGACTCAACCAATAATAACCTATTGGTGGAAGATACAAAATCTTTGGTATCCGTAAATAACTCATTATCTCTCAATGGGGGAACATACGCATCTCCAAAATTTTATGCGAATGTAGCCGCAGCCGGATTAACATCAAATTCAAAATTAAATACTTTTGAAGCTCAGACTGACAGTTTAATATTTCCAATTTCAAGAAACTACATTAAAACTGTTGATAGAATAACTACGCAATACAATAAAACATTTTCTAATAAAATTGCAAGTGCCGGTGTAGTTACATTGACATTAAACACTCCAGAATCATTCGGCTCCGGTGATGGTGTATTGTCTCAATCATTAATACGCGAACTATTTACCGCTGTGGCAACATCTGCAAGCGGAGCAACAACAATTGGTCGCGTACCTCTTGATACGGCAGCAACTATCACATTATCTAATCAAGGTAGAACTGCCACAATAAGATTGACGGATACCACTTTCAATGGTTACTTAGATATAAATGCAACAGTTGACTGTGATGATACAGAAATTCGCCAAAAAACATTATCAAGTATTACTGGAGCAGTTGCCAATATACAATTATCCGATAAACAATATCAAATTAGCTACTCCGATATAAACAAATTTTATAACGTTTATAAGCTAGAAACCTATAATTTTACCGGAGCATATTCCGATCAGCTTGATTATTCGTTGAATGATGTGGTTGTAAATAGTACAAATGGAAATGTGTATAGGGCAATCGATAATAGTTATGGTGCTAGTTTAACAAATACCCTTATATGGGAATTGTTAACTCCTTTGAGTAAATTGCAATTCTATTTAGACGATGGTCAAAGAGATACTATATATGATTTTGGTGGAATAAGATGGCTTGGATCGACTGCCACTGTTCCCGGTAGAGTATTAGTTACTTTTAATTATTACACTCACACGGGAACTGGGGTCATTGTTGCGGATTCATATCCAGATTACAGTGATATTAAAAATTTCACTTCTCCTATAAACAATAGTACAAAAATTCTAAGAGATTGTTTAGATTTTAGACCAATTAGATTAAATACCAGTCTAACTTATATGATTCTACAAGAACATATAAGACCAAATCCTCAATTTTTAACTGAAGCCGATATTACATATTATTTGCCAAGATATGATAGAATTTACATAACCAACAATGAAACGAGTGTAGAATCTCGCGGTCAAAGATTTTTTGTAGATAAAGGTATTCCGCAAATAATACCAAAATATCCTCCAAATAAGACCAACAAAAATATGCAACTTATTTATAATTTGCAGATTCCACCATTTACATCAGATGCTCAGTTTGTTAACATTGAACAAATAAACATTTATAATTTTACTATGTCAGATATTGGCATAATAGAAAAACGTGTTTCTTTAATTGAAAATGTCATAAAACGTCAGGGATTGGAAATTATTGCGTTAAACGATAAAGTATTTAACGCATCGGGAATCGAATTATACAAAACTGGATTTTTTATTGATGATTTTAAAACGCGAGATTATGGCGACATTTATGATGCAGGATTCGGGGCAGCAATAGATATTATTGACCAATCTTGCTATCCATCCGTCGATGCTAGAACTCTCGGATTTAAACTATCCAATAATTCAGGAGTTGATCGAAATAATAATTTGATAACTATGCCAATTGTTGGAGAAGAAATTTTCATTAGTCAATTAGATGCAACTGGAACCACAAAGGCAAATCCGGCGGCAATTGTAGTTGCTCCAATTATTGTAGTAGTTCCAAAAACCGTCGAGGTTCCAAAAACTGTTGAGGTTCCGGCGGGAGAAATAATTGTTCCAAACACATGGGGATCATACTCTGATGTTCCATTGAATGCGGCATCAACAGTATCTCCAACCGCATCAACTAGCTCTAACTCTGGATGGACACCAATTATTGATGATATCCCAGTATTAATCAATGATATTGGAAAAGTTGCTACAAATATTGTTAGTGGAATAGGAAATGCAATTGCATCCGTATTTTCTTCTGGATTCTTATGTTTTATTTCAACTACTCAGGTAAAACTGGAAGATGGAACATATAAGAATATATCAGATGTTAGAGTCGGGGATAGAATTTTTAATAACGATGAAACAAGTATAAATACCGTTACATTTGTTATTAGTTCAGAATATACTGGAAAATTATACAGCCCAAGAAATGACATAATTCCATTTGGGACACTAAATCATCCATTGATAATTAATGGTGTATTAAGTAGTTACAATAAATCTACAATTGAGGCAAATTATCCATGGCTAGGTTTATGTGAACAAATTGAACCTGCTTCAATGTATGAAGTAGAAAACGAAGCAGTTTATAATCTATTAGTTGATGGCGATGGAACATACACTGTTAATGATTTGGGTACAACCAGTGTAATCGGTGACGGTGGAAAATTGGTTAAAGATGTAAGTTCTGGAATCATTACTACCGATGACGCACAGACTATATTTAAATATATCCATGATTTGGGCGGTGATGTTCTAAATGCATGGTATATTGCAAATAAATAATATGAAACTAACGACGAGATAAAAAAATGCCACTTAATATAAATGCCGGTCCAAATGACAACATAAAAGTTTATGCGCAGACACACGAACTAACTTGGGAAATTGATCATTTGCCTCCTACTACTAGAGTGTATCTATTCATCAATAATATTCCAATGTCAGATTACGCATCCCCATATAGCGGAAAATATGGAGATGCGCTAATAACCGATGAAAGTGGATATGTTGCTGGACTGTTGCTTATTCCAAATACGGAAACATATAAATTTGAGGCAGGGCAGATAAGATTATCTTTTGTGGACAATCCAACCAATATTTCTATAAGTAGATTTATTGCAGAATCTTCTTTTTATGTGACGGGAAATTCAACTTTTAATACTGATCAGGGATTCACAAAATCAACAGATGCCCCAGAAAAGTTGAGATCAGTTGTTGCGAGTTCGGTAGCACTTCCACCAACTTCAAATAATACTGATCCGGATAATACATATGCTCAGGATAAATTTGAATTATTGGCTCAGACCTTTTTCGTAAATCCACAAGAATATCCAAATGGATTATTCATTTCATCATTGGATTTATTTTTCGCAAGAAAAGATTCTATTTTGCCAGTATCAGTAGAAATGCAGTCATGCGACACAGAGGGAATTCCAATTTCCAATAGCTATATTAAAAATTCATATGTATGTTTATATCCAGACACAGTAAAGGTTCCAGACTTGCAAACTGATGCTGGAATATTTGCATCAATTGGGCCAGCAACAGCATTCAATTTTAGAACGCCAATTTATTTTGCTCCGGGGCAATATGCATTTTCAGTTAGAACTAATTCTGATAAGTATGAATTATATACATCAACTGCCGGTATTAGGAAATTTACAGATACACTACCTGATGCAGAAATAATTTATAGAGACGAAGTTACCTATGTTGATAAGGTGTCATATGTTACTGTTGGAACACCGACATACGTTTGTACGCGCCCACCAACATGGAATGACTCATTCCAACGCTTTCAAACTGCTCACATAGAAAAATATGGGATAGGTATAAATCGACCATGGAATTCGGATGGTGATTCGGCAACAGCTAAAACAAATATAGATAATGAATACTTGAAAGCAATTGTAGAATACAACGCACAATGCCGTACCAGTGTTGTAGCAGATCAAACATTTTTGGGAGTAAACGCTCAACCAAATTCGTATAATGCTTAATAAGAAGTATTAATTTAAAAAGAAAATAAAATGGCAACAAATACACCATCAAGCGCAACTGGCGCATTATTCAGACCATCTAATATATCAAGTAGACAGCCAAATACAAACGAAGATTTGTGTTTCATATTGAGAAAATCAATATTTAAAACTGGAACATCTACATTTGATCTTTTAAGTTTAGATCAATCGAGATTTCAGTTTGATAACATTAGATTGAAAAATGCATCTGTTACAATCCCCGGAATAACAGATATAACAATGACTGCAAGATATACGAATATTGCAGGAGAAGCCTCTACGTTTGATTCTATTTTAACGAATTTTCCATACGTATTAAATGAAACAAAAGTTGCAAATGTTGAGGGATCGGTATCGGTTCAGGTTACATTGACAAATAATTCTAAAGATATCACTCCAATATTTGACTTCCAGAAAACCTCTGGAGTTTTATACCAAAATCAAGTTGATCCTTACGAAACAGATACATCGGACTCTGAATTAACTTCTACAGCGGGAGTTGCTCGTGCTCGATATTTGAGTAAATTAGTTAATTTGATGCCAGACTTTGATTCAACTGGTGTCAGAGTTAAATTGGATGTAAATAGAAAAACTGGAACAGATATTGAAGTTTTTTGCAGAGTATTAGGATCTGCTGATACTAACAATCCGAATACAATTCCATGGAAAAGAATGAAATTAGTTTCTAATGGTGGAATTAAAAGATTTAATGGATTATCAAGCATCGATTATTCTAATGAGACATATGAATTGTTAGATCCAGATTTAACATATACATCTACAACTGCATCCGGTACAGGGACAATAACATCGACTTATAAGAACTTCAACCGCTATGCAATTAAAGTTGTATTCTATTCATATAATTCTCCATATGTTCCAAAAATTAAAAATCTATATGCAACATCAGTAGTATAAAATGATAAAATTTGAAGATGCCCCAGAATATGTGAAGTTAGATGCCTGCATTGTTGCAGATGATAAGCAAAAATTGGAGCAGTATAAAATTCAAAGGGCGGGGCAAATAAAATTTATTGATACTATAACCATTTTGCAGAATGATATAAATATACTTAAAGAAGAGATGAATATAATAAAATCTCGTCTAAAACTCTAAAAAATAGTAACTATGACAAAAACAGCAAATCTTACTCAAATTGGAATTGGTTCCGTTGCAAATGACGGAACCGGTGATACATTGAGAGAAGCATTCATTAAAGTTAATGATAATTTTTCAGCATTGTACCAAGGCGGTCAACTTACTGCAAATGTGGCAGATAGTAAAAGTTTGCCCGGAATTGTTTGGCAAGGCGATAAAAATAGTGGATTCTATCATCCCGGCAATGGTCAAATAGGGGTTGCATTAAATGGACAAGAAGCATTGTTGATGACCCCATCTAAGTTAACTTGGAAGGGCGATGAAATTGCTGGGCATGCTTATGTAGACGCAAAAATAGATAATATTGGTGCAGCGAGTGGATTGATGAGTCTTCCAGTAGTTGATGCGCTACCAGTAGATGGTTTATTTGATGGTCGTTTAGTTTTATTTAATGACGATAATCAAACTTATCTATGCTTAAATAATACATGGATTCCATATAAAAATAATATTATTGCAAATGGGCAATCTGGAATTGAAGTTGTTAATGTTTTCCCAACCGATAATTTGTGGGAAGGTAGAACAATATTAAGAACATCTGATACATCTATTTACGTTAGACGCGGAGACGGCTGGACGCGAGTTTTAAAATATAATACACCGGCAGCAAATGGAATTAGTGCAATTGATGTTGTTGCATCTTTACCATCAACTGGTAATTTTAATGGGCGAGAAGCCATATTTAATGACCAAGTATATATTCACAATGGAACTGCTTGGGTAAGTTTAGGCAATTATGTATCCACAAGCACTACCGCAATGCAAGTTGTATCAGTTGCCCCTACAACTGGATTGGTTGAGGGGAAGGTTATTCTGTTAGCCAATACTTTGAATAAATCAAATGCAAATGCATATGTGTATATAGATAACAAATTTGAAAATTTAGGAAATTTGCTATATACTCGCCCAAGTCCACCTGCAATAACAGATGATTCTATCTATACTGCCGCGCTTCAAGATTTATCAGTAACGGGACAAAAACTTGCATTACTTGCGGTTGGAAATGTAAATATGGCAGTAAATTCTGTCATTACTTCCAAAATACAAGATGGTTCAGTAACTGGTGCTAAATTTGCAGATGGTAGTATTACAGCCTTAAAACTTGCAGATGGCGCAGTCACATCGGTAAAAATTGCATCCGGAGCAGTCACAGAAACTACTATTGCAGATTCAAGTGTCACGACAGCAAAAATTGTAGCAGGAAATGTAACTACGCCAAAAATAGCAGATTTGGCAGTAACAAATGGAAAACTTGCAGACGGAGCAGTTGGAACTATAAAAATTGCAGATTTGGCAGTAACAACTGGAAAATTAGCAGATTCTGCAATATCAACTATAAAAGTAGCAGATAAGGCAATTACCGCAGCAAAATTATCTGATGACGCTAAAACTGCATTGACTCCCGTAGCGGATCAAACTGCATTAAAATTAATAACTACAATTGAAAATAACCTTACCGTTGCCAGTGCTTTACCTTCTGGATCATTCGTTAACCGTGTCAATAGTTATCTTTATTTCAATGAAAATAAAGGCAATTGGGTACGTAGTACATATATTCCGGGAACCTATGATTTTGATACAGGGGCAAGTACGCCTGATACATCATATGGAAATGCCAGTTTTAAACTAACTAATTATTCTACTGCCACTTTACGAGTTAATATAATTGCAACTGGAGCGTGGTATACGGATGATTTATGTAATTTTAGAATATTAAGAGATGATGTTTCATTATTTGATTTTGGGTTCGCTGCTAGGGGATTTCTTACGCCATTTTCAAAAACATTAACAATTGATATTCTCGGCGGACAGACTACTACATTTTCAGCGGAAGGGTGGATTAGTACTGCGGATCGACAATATGGTCGAGATTTTGTGTTGCTGGGTAAGTTTTACTCCGAATTTAATTCATGGGTCTAATTAAAAATGGCACAAATTAAAAATTTATTCATAGATCAGGCCACCACATATTCTGATCATATTCAGTTTATTGATAACAATAAGCAGCCAATAAGTCTTGTTGGATATACTGTACGTGGAAAAATGCAAAAATCGCATACTAGCGCAAATGCTTCGGCAATTTTTGCACTCGATATTATCAGCAATACCACTGGCAATGTTCGTATATCACTTACTGCAGGCGACACTGCAAATATCCCAGCAGGAAGATATATCTATGGAATAGACGCAGTTTCCGCTAATGTATCAGCAAACGGCGATAATGTATTTAGAATTGCAGAAGGAACTGTAACAGTAAATCCTGCTGCTATGGCAAGTGGATTGCCCATTTATGGCGGAAGTGCCGTAATATACACTACAACAGCATATGTTGATTCAAAATTTGCATCATTGACTACTGCAAATGTCCCAGAGCAAGGCAATCTTTATTTTACAAATACTAGAGTTTATGCTAATGTTATTGGATTGCTTAATTCTAAAGCAAATACGACAGATTTAAATACTAGTAACATTATAGAAGGATCGAATCTTTATTTTACAAATACTAGAGTTTATGCTAATGTTATTGGTCTAATAAATGTTAAAGCAAATACGACAGATTTAAATACTGCTAATGTCCCAGAACAAGGAAATTTATACTTCACAAATACTAGAGTTTATGCTAATGTTATTGGTCTAATAAATGTTAAAGCAAATACAAGTGACTTAAATACTGCAAATGTTGTTGAAGGAGCTAATCTATACTTCACAAATACCAGAGCAGTTTCAGCATTAACTAGTGGTCAAAATATTAATATTGCTGCGAATGGATTGGTAGCAACCAATTTAAATCCAAATTATAATTATATTGATTTCAATTCAAATACAACATTTTCCAGTAATATAGCAAGAGTTGGTTGGAATAAAGTAGATCAAACCCTAGATATTGGAATGGATAATGGCGTAGTTCAACAAACTGGGTTTGAGCAATATGCTAGAGTGCAAAACAATACTGGGAACACTATTCCAAATGGTACAGTTGTTGGGTTTGTTGGAGTTATTCCGGATAGCGCATTGTCGGTTGCTCCATTTTTAGCCGATGGTGGTACTCCGAGTTTATATGTATTGGGTATAATGACACACAATTTGGAAGATAATGGGGCCAAAGGATATTGTACAACATTTGGATATGTACGTGAAGTAAATACAAGTGCATTCAATCAGGGAGATATCCTATATGCATCTCCAACGGTATCTGGGGGATTGACTAATATTAAGCCAACTGCGCCATATAATGTAATTCCTATGGCAGCAGTTCTTAATGTTGGAACAACCGATGGTGCCATTTTTGTTCGCCCAACTATTGAACAGCAAAAATATTTTGGTGGATTTGCAAAAACAGATAGTACAACTCCCGAGTTAATAAATACCGCATATGCTTTAACATTGACCAGTACAGAATTTTCCAGAGGAATTTCTTTGGGGTCTCCTACTTCTAAAGTTATTATTGGACAATCTGGTTTATATAATGTATCTATATCGGTTCAAATTACTTCCACAAATTCAGCAAGTAAAACTGTTAGAGTATGGTTGCGCAAAAATGGCAATATAAATCTTGCAAATTCAACTAGATTATCCACAATAAATATAAATAATGGATATTCTTCAATTTCAATTAGTGATGTGTATACTTTTTTAGCAAATGAATATATTGAAGTTATGTATGCAACCAGTGATACAGGAATAAGCATCTCGTCCATTGCAGCAACTGCATATTCTCCCACTGCTCCAGCAGTAGTCTTAGCATTAGAACAAACATCCCAATAAAATAAATAACTATAAATACACCAAAGGAAATTATTTTATATGGCACAAGTAGCATCCCGCAGAGGTTTAATTGAATATTGTCTACGTAGACTGGGAGCACCCGTCATTGAAATTAACGTAGACGATGATCAAATTGAAGATAGGATTGATGATGCATTCCAATTCTACAGAGAATTTCATTACGATGCCGTAGAATTAGTATACTTAAAAAAACAAGTAACTGCTCAAGATATTACAAATCAATATTTTGAATTATCGGATGCAATTGTTGGTGTAAATAGAGTATTGCCATTCTCAAGTCGTTCGACTGGAATGAATATTTTTGATGTTAGATATCAAATTATTATCAATGACTTGTATAGTTTAATGTCAACTGATATTATTTACTATTCACAAGTTAAATCTCAACTAGAATTAATTAATCAATTATTAGTTGGAGTAAAACCTGTACAATTTAACCGTAACATGAATAGAATGTATATGGGAATGGATTGGCAACGTGATGTGTATCCTAATGACTTCATCATCGTAGAATGCTATAGAATCTTAGATCCGGACACATATACCGATGTATATAATGATATGTTGTTAAAGAAATTAGCAACAGCATACATTAAAAAGCAATGGGGTGAGAACATTAAGAAGTTTTCTGGTGTATCTTTACCCGGTGGTGTAACATTAAATGGTGATTTACTTTATCAAGAAGCAACAGCAGAAGCTGGAGAAGCTGAAAGAGATATTCAAAGTAGATTTGAATTACCACCAGATATGTTTACTGGTTAATTAATAATAATATTAGAGTTCATCTTTCATTCCCTACATAGGGATGTTAACACCAATGTCAACTCTTGTCAATACAAATTAGAATAAATGGCAACAAACAGTTATTTCCAGTCAGGTAGAACAATCGGAAGAGCTTCTGAGCAGAATCTTCAAGAAGACCTGATCATTGAGTGCCTTAAAATCTATGGCTTTGACGTATACTACGTCCCAAGAAAACAGGTAAACGAGGATATCATTCTTGGCGAAGACCCATTGAATAGCTTCGAGCATGCATATCCACTAGAGATGTATCTAGAAAATACCAGTGGATTTGGTGGAGAAGGCGAACTGCTTGCTAAGTTTGGGGTTGAAGTTAGAGAGTCAGCAAACTTCGTGGTTGCCAGAAAACGATGGACAGAAGCTGTTGGAAGAACTGGAAATACTGTATTAGAGAATCGACCAGCCGAAGGAGATCTGTTATACTTCCCATTAACCAAATCATTCTTTGAAATTCGTAAGGTTGAAGGTAGAACTCCATTCTATCAACTTGGTAAGCTATACACGTTTACTCTACAATGCGAATTGTATCAGTTCTCCAATGAAAGAGTTGATACCGGAATTACTGAGATTGACTCCATTATCGATTCACTCGATAAAGATATGCTTGCATACGAGATTTTGCTCGAAACTGGGGACACTCTATTGTTGGAAGAATATTCTGATAGCCCATTGATACAAGAATCTTATAGTATCCAAAATGTTGATCCATTGGCAGACAATGTAGATTTCACTTATGGAATAAACGATATTTTGGATTTCTCAGAAAAGAATCCATTTGGTGAGGTAGTACGTTAATGTTAGACTCAAAATTTTACTGGGGAACTACCAGAAAAGCCATTGTTGCCTTTGGTAACATGTTCAACGATATTACCATTGACAGACTCGATGGGGAAAATAATATTGTTCAAACAATGAAAGTTCCATTGTCATATGCACCAAAGCAGAAGTTTTTGACAAGAATTGCTCAATTGCCAGAAGGCGATCAAAAGAATATGCAGGTGATTTTACCTAGAATGTCCTTTGAGATGCTTGGGTTAAAGTATGATTTCAATAGAAAAGTAAGCCCAATTCAGCAAAATCGCTCAATCGAGTCTGGTGCGGCATCTATTAATTCCCAGTATGCGCCAACGCCATACAATATCGAAGTTAGTTTATACTTGTATGCAAAAAATCAAGATGATGGGTTGCAGGTAATCGAGCAGATATTGCCATATTTTAATCCCGACTACAATCTTACATTAAAAGCTATTCCTATATTAAATTTAAAAAATGATTTGCCCATATTATTAAACGGTATATCATTTGAAGATTCTTATGAGGATTCCTTTAATGCACGTAGATATATTATGTGGACATTAGATTTTACTATGAAATTGAATTATTATGGCCCAGTTAACAGGCAGGGTATTATTAAGAAAGTTACTGCAAGCACGTTTAGTGACTCTGCACTAGAAAATATAAATAAAACTTATACTGTACAGGTAGATCCATTATCTGCTAATTTAAATAGTGCAACTGGATTTGTTGAGAGTTTTGAAGAATTTTAATGAAACCTATTCCAAAATTAGATGATATTTTTAATATTGATAGTTCCTCATCTGAGCTAGTGCCGATTACTGCTGCCGTTGATAATAAAATTGCAGAGCAGGAAGCGGACTTTGAGCTTTCTCGTAGAACAATGAGAAAAATGTTGATGAAGGGGGATCAGATGATTGATAGTATCACTGAGCTTGCCATAAACGCCGAAACACCTGCGCCATATGAAGCTGCAAGCAAAATGATGAAGGCAATGTCAGATATCTCAAAAGATTTGTTGACGCTTCAAAAACAGGCAAAAGAATTGTCTGGGGAAACTGGCCCAACCACCATTAAAAATACACAAAATAATATCGTATTTGCTGGGTCAACCCAAGATTTATTACGCATGCTAAAGGATAATCCGGATGGCGTATAGAAATGAAATTGATGATGGCCTAGATGATGATGATCAAGATTATGGTTCTCATGCCTACAATGGCAATCAAAATTTAAAACAAGTTGGATACTCGGTTCCCTTTACTGTTGAGCAAGTAAGGGAAATGATGAAATGTTCCCAAAATCCAATATATTTTATTGAAAAATATTGTAAAATTATTTCACTTGACTATGGTCTTATACCATTTAAGTTATATGATTGTCAGAAAAGAAAAGTAGATACCATATTAAATAACCGTAAAGTTATTTTGATGGAAGGCAGACAACAGGGAAAAACTGTAACATCTGCTGCATGTATTTTATGGTATACGCTTTTCCAAGAAAATAAGACTGTTGCTATTCTTGCAAACAAGGCAACTGCGGCACGAGAAGTTTTATATCGTTACCAGATGATGTATGAGCATCTTCCAATTTGGATGCAGCAAGGCATTAAAACTTGGAATAAGGGTGATGTAGAGCTAGAGAACGGATGCCGTATTTTAACTGCTGCGACAAGTTCATCCGGTATTCGTGGTAAATCTGTAAACTGGCTTTACATTGACGAAGCTGCAATTATTCCAAATAACGTTGCAGAAGACTTCTTTACCTCAGTATACCCAACAATTTCTTCTGGTGAAACTACCAAGATTTTATTGACCTCTACACCAATGGGATACAATCACTTCTGGAAATTCTGGAATGATGCTGAAAATAATAAAAATGGGTTCTTGCCTATGTTTATTCATTATTCTGAGATTCCGGGTAGAACCGAAGCATGGGCAGAGCAGCAACGTGCAATGCTCGGCGAATTGAAGTATAACCAAGAAGTATTATGTAAATTCCTTGGATCATCTAATACTTTGGTTGGGGCAGATGCAATTTCTAGAATGTCTGCAAATACTCCAGAATATTCTAAAGATGGATTGGATATCTTGACTGGCCCAATCGAGAATAATAAGTATGTGATGGTGGTTGATACTTCTAGAGGTGTTGGCGGAGACTTCTCGGCATTCGTGGTATTTGATATATCAGAATTTCCATACAGGGTTGTGGCGAAGTATAAAGACAATAAAGTTGCTCCGCTATTATTCCCAAATATAATTTACAAAGTTGCAAAAGACTATAATTCTGCATATTGCTTGGTTGAGATAAATGATATCGGTCAACAGGTAGCAGATATTCTTTATGGCGATTTAGAATATGAAAATATGTTCTTCACCAGCACAGGTCTCGGGACTGGAACATTTGTGTCTGGTGGAAAAGGATTGCCGGGACTAAGAACTACGAAACAGGTTAAGCGTTTAGGTTGCAGTTTATTTAAGAGTTTGGCTGAGAGCAATAAATTATTGATTCAGGATGCAGATATTATATCTGAAATTTCTACATTTATTGAAGTTCGTGGAACATTCAAGGCGGATGAAGGATATCATGATGACTTAGTAATGTGCATGGTATTATTCTCTTGGCTAACTAATGAGCCATTTTTCAAAGATTTGACTGACTTAGATCTTAGAAAAGCATTATTTGATGGTCAAGCAAAGCAGATCGAAGAAGAACTGACGCCTTTCGGTATTATAAATACAGGAATAGATGATATTGATAAGCAACCAGAAAATATGGCAGGGGATTTGTGGTTCAATGGTAATCCAAATGATGAGATTTTAAGTATGAGAAAAAGATGGCTCGAAAATGTCTAAAAGTGAAATTATATAAATAAACAGTAGTCTAATCATGCGACTAATAAGAATAATATTCAAGGAGTAAAAATATGGCATTTCAGCTTTCACCCGGCGTGTTAGTAACTGAAAAAGACCTTACATCGATTGTCCCAGCAGTAGCAACCTCAATTGGTGCATTTGCTGGCGCATTTCAATGGGGGCCAGTTGATCAAGTTACCACAGTAGAATCAGAAAACAAACTCGTAGAAATGTTTGGAAAGCCAAACGATACAGTATTTAAATCATTTTTCACCGCAGCTAATTTCTTGGCATATGGTAACAATTTACAATTGATTCGTTCAGTTGATGCGTCTGTTGCCAAAAATGCCTCTGCTGTTCAAAAAACGACAATTGGTAGTATTTTCGCTACAACGGTTACTGGTACTGTCGATGGCGGCGCAAATGGAAATGCAAATTCAAATGTATTTGTATCATTTTCTGCCCCTCAATTACCAAGCGGAACAGTTGCTACTGGATATGCAACCGTTTCTAGTAACTTAATTACTGGATTTGTATTATCTAGTTCTGGAAGTGGTTATAATACTGCCCCTACAATTAGAGTAACAAATGCAAGCGGAGTTGACTATGCAAATGTTATTGCTACTCCGGTTACATCCGTATCTTCAATTTATATTCCAAATGAAGAAACATATTTGGCTCAGAATGTAAATGGAAATGGCTATGCATATGGTCAATGGGCATCAAAATATCCGGGCGTATTGGGAAATTCATTGAAAGTTTCAATGGTTGATCGTGGCGCATATACTGGATGGACATACGAAAATCAATTTGATTCTGCTCCAAGTACATCTACATATGTATCGAATCTTGGTGGATTAAATGATGAATTGCACGTTATAGTTGTTGACGAAGAAGGTGCATGGACTGGAACTCGTGGTGCAATTTTAGAAAAATTTCCATTCATGTCAAAATGCCCAGATGCAACTAAATCTGATGGAAGCAGTTCTTACTATAAAGATATTATCAATCAAACTTCGAAGTATGTTTGGTGGATAGATCACCCAGTTCAGGGCGTTGTTTCTGCTAATATAACTTCATTGGTTGATGTTGCATGGGGTCAGGCTACTCAAAATTCAAAATCATTTGCAGTAGTAACTAGTGTATTAGATTCATCTTTAGGATTTGCTGTTTCCGGCGATGCTCCTGCTGATAATGCTATTATTTCATCATTCTCTGAATTTTCAAATGACGAAAAGCATGACATTAGCTTGATTTTAGCTGGCGCTGCTTCAAATACGGTTATTAATAGCCTAGTTTCTCTTGCAGAAACGCGCAGAGATTGCTTAGTATTCGCTTCTCCATTAATGACCGACGTAGTTAATACTACTGGACAGGCTGCAAAAGTTGTTGCTACCAGAAATACATTGACCAGTTCTTCATACGGATTCATGGATTCTAGTTGGAAATATCAGTATGACCGTTACAATGACAAATATCGTTGGGTTCCAATGAATGGTGACATTGCTGGTTTGGCTGCAAGAACAGATTATACAAATGATCCATGGTTCTCTCCTGCTGGATTCAACAGAGGAACTATTAAGAACGTTGTAAAACTTTCTTATTCCCCATCAAAGACTGATAGAGATACTCTATACAAAAATGGTATCAATCCAGTAGTATCTTTCCCCGGTCAAGGAACAGTATTGTTCGGCGACAAGACATTGTTATCTAAGCCAAGTGCTTTTGATAGAATTAATGTTCGTAGATTGTTTATTGTTTTGGAAAAAGCAATTGCAACTGCTGCAAAATTCCAATTGTTTGAGTTCAATGATGGATTTACAAGAGCACAATTCAAAAATCTAGTTGAGCCATTCTTGCGTGACGTTCAAGGTCGCCGTGGTGTCACAGATTTCAAAGTAGTTTGCGATGAAACAAACAATACCGGTGAAGTAATCGATAGAAACGAATTTGTTGCTGATATCTTTATCAAGCCAGCACGTTCTATTAACTTTATCCAGTTGAATTTTATTGCTACTAGAACTGGCATTTCGTTTGAAGAAACAGGCGCATAATAGGAGCAAAATATGGCAGTCACATTTAATATTAATGATTTTAAATCAAAATTATCCGATGGTGGGGCTCGTTCCAACCAGTTTTCGGTTCAATTAAACTTCCCAACATGGGTCGGCGCAGGAAATTTAGCGGGACAATCATCACAATTTTTGGTCGATGCTGCTGAATTGCCGGGTCAAACACTTGGAGTTACTCCTGTATATTACAGAGGGCGTGAAGTTAAGTTGTCAGGAGAAAGACAATTCCAGCCATTTACATTCACTGTTCTTAATGATTCTGGTTTTACTATCAGATCTGCTATGGAGCAATGGATGGATGGAATTAATAATCGCGCAGATAATACTGGAATTTATTCTGCAGTCGGTGGTTTCGCTTCTTATTCTCAGGATATTATTATTCGTCAATTGAATCGCAATGGCGTAGTATTGAGATCATACACATTGACCGGTGCATGGCCTTCTGATGTTGGTGCAGTTGCATTGGGATTTGATCAAAATGATAGAATTTCTACATTCCAAGTTGCGTTGCAGTATCAAACGTTTAGTATAAATACAGATTTAAACTAACATTGAATATAAATTATGGAATTATTTGGTTTTACAATAAATCGCAAAAACGATGAAAAAGTGGATGGGTTACGAACACAATCGTTCATAACCCCCACTCCCGATGATGGTGCCCAAAGTGTGCAAGCAGGTGGGTACTACGGCACGTATGTGGATATGGATGCATCTGCTAAGTCAGAAACGGATTTGATTGCCAAATACCGTGAGACCGCGATGTATCCTGACTGCGCTACTGCCATTGATGAAATCGTCACTGAGGCAATTGCATCAGTCGATGATGAAGCTGCGGTTACAATTAATTTAGATGGCTTGGATGTTCCAAAAAACATCAAAGATGCAATTAATGAAGAGTTTACCAATGTGATTCGTCTACTAGAGTTTAATAATAAGTCACATGACTTGTTTAAACGCTGGTATGTTGATGGAAGATTATACTTCCAAAAGATCATTGATATTAAAGCTCCTAAAAGGGGCATCGTAGAAATTAGACAGATTGACCCCAAGAAAATTCGTAAGGTCAGAGATGTAAAAAAAGAGAAAATGCCTACAGGTATTGAAATCATCAAATCAATTGAAGAATTCTATATCTATAGTGACAGAGGGATGGCAACTACTACAAATTATTCCAATGCGAATAATAGTATTGCTAACCAAGGGATTAAGATATCAAAGGATTCCATTACGTTTGTTCCATCTGGATTGATGGATTTAGAGCGTAGTGTAGTCTTGGGTCACTTGCATAAAGCAATTAAGCCCACGAATCAACTTAAAATGATGGAAGATGCGCTTGTAATTTATAGAATTTCAAGAGCGCCTGAAAGACGTATATTTTATATTGACGTTGGTAATTTGCCAAAGATTAAAGCGGAGCAATATCTAAAAGATATTATGGCCCGTTATCGCAATAAAATTGTTTATGATTCAGCAACGGGTGAAATTCGGGATGACCGAAAATTCATGTCTATGCTAGAAGATTTTTGGTTGCCAAGACGCGAAGGTGGTCGTGGTACAGAAATTACTACATTGCCCGGTGGCGAGAATTTGGGTCAAATTGCAGATATTGAATTCTTTCAACAGAAACTATATCAAGCATTGAATGTTCCATTGTCTAGAATGCAGCCGGGACAAGGTATTCAATTTGGTCGTGCCACTGAGATTACTCGTGACGAATTGAAGTTTGCTAAGTTTGTTGGAAGACTTCGTAAGAAATTCAATGTTATGTTTGATGATATCTTGAAGACCCAATTGGTTCTTAAAGGTGTTATCGTTGAATCTGATTGGGATTCATTCAGAGAAAAAATTCATTATAGATATGCACAGGATCAGTATTTCCAAGAAATGAAGGAAACTGAAAGCATTCGTAATCGTATTGATATTTTGACCGCAATTCAGCCATTTGTTGGTTCGTATTTTAGTCAAAAATATGTAAAGCGTAATGTTTTGAGAATGACCGATGACGAAATCGAAACAATGGATAAAGAAATTGCAGCGGAACCATTGATGATGTTGCAAGGACAAGAACAACCGGATGGGGCTCCCCAAGAGCAACAGCCACAATAATAATATATAAATAATTGATTGGAGAAATAAAATGGAAACATCAGAAGTAATTCAACACATGGTAGATGATATTTTAAATAATCGTGGCGCAGATGCTACCGAGAAAATTGAAAGTATCTTGTCCATGAGAGTAACAGATGCAATTGCTGACAAAAAAATAGAAGTAGCACAATCACTAGGAAAAGACGAGTAAAAAAATGAAATCCTTCAAAGACACAGTTTCTAAATTTTATTCTGTACAAGAGTCAGTGACCCTTGATGAAGTATTAACTGCAAAGACACCAACATCAAAATGGATTGACGATTTTGTTAAATCTGATAATCCAAAGTTTGATGGTAAGTCAAAGAAAGAGCGTATTCAAATGGCTCTTGGTGCAGCATATGCGGCAAAAAGACAAAATGAAAACTTAGAAATTGATCTTGAAGAAGTTGATCGTTTAGCGGAATCTTTTGATATTGAAATTATCAATGAAGTTACTGCTGATGACTGGTTAAAGGGTGCAGAAGAAGCGCGTGTTGATGCAATGAAGGCTAAGTCGGAAGACAATATGCCGAAATTCCATGAGCATATGGCAGATCACCATGAGCATTTAATTAATTACCATGAGCTAAAAGGCAATCAGAAGAATGCCGATTCTCATTATAAAAAAATGATGCAACACATGGAAGATGAATCTAGACTTTCTGAGGGAGTTGAAGAATTAGAAGAGGGTCGCCCTTCTCAGCAACATCCATTAGAAGATCATCCATACCATAAAAAATCTAATGCTGAATTAGAATACATTGCTAAAGATGCCCGCGCTGCCGCAGAAGCAATGAAGGGTCACAATACAACTGCTGAAAATAAATATACTGATCAAGCTAATGATTCTGCCACAGTGCGTTACTGGAGACAGAAAAACGGAATGCCAGCATGGTATAAAAAGAAATATGAACTTAACGAAGAAGTTAATGAAGAAGTATTTGCCGTAGAAAAAGAGTTTGATTTAGATGAAATGGTTGGTGCAAGTATGGGTAATACTCGCAAGCTGACTCACCACATTCAAGGTCTTGGCTGGAAATTATCTAGAACAACTGGAAGCCATGATGTTTTTACACATCCAAAATCTCCACAACACATTGCAGTTCCTCGCCATAAAGAATTAAAAGCTCCATTGGTTTTATCTATTCTTAAAATCGCTAAAGTTCCTAAACTTGCCGAAGAAACTGAAATGCACGAAGGCCGTGGTTTCCGTGGCGTCGATGGCGCTAGATACAGAGAAGATGATGAAAATCATTCTATTGATAAAAGCAATTGGTATATCCGCGCACATGGCAAAAGTTTAAAGGATGCGAATGGATCATCGATTCCATTTACATCAATGGCGGCAGCGAATGCTCATGCGTTAAAACACGCAGATAAGCATGGTATTCCCTTAACTGCCATGCATTTAACCAAGAGTTGGATGGATGCCCCAGATAAAATGGCAGAAGCATTCATGCCAGCAATTAGTGCATCTATAGCAGGTTCTCAAGGTTCTATGGGTCGTGCTAGTGCCAAGGCAGCATTATTGCGTCAACGTGCTACTCCACGCAATTTCGTGGCTAAACATGCTCCAACCACTGGTGCCGGTTCTCACGGAAATAAGAAAAAAGAACATAAAAATACCCATGCATTCATGGAAGATTCTGTTGAAGAAGCTAAAAAAATGAAAGATACCGATCCTTGCTGGACTGGGTATGAAATGATTGGAACAAAGAAAAAAAATGGAAAAGAAGTTCCAAATTGTGTTCCAGTGAATTCATCTGTAAAAGAAGCTAAAGATGTAGGCGAATACGACTACGAAGGTTCTATGGCTAAAACTCTACTGCAAACTATTTGTAGAAATGCAGAAGATATTAAAAATATGCTAGAAGATGATGAAAATCTTCCAGAATGGGTTCAATCTAAAATAACAAAGGCAGAAGATTATATCACATCTTCTTTAGATTATTTAAAATCCACGAGAGAACTCGACGAAGATGTTGAACAAATTGATGAGTTATCAAAGAAAACTTATAGTTCATATGTTGATAAAGCAGATACAAATGTCAGAGATTTATCTCGCAAATGGGTTTCTGGTACACAAGCTCAAAAAGATGCAGCATATGCAAAAATAGATAAAAAAATTAGCGATAGACTTGATTCAATGGATAAGGCAGCAGCTAAATTAAAAGAATCCACTCTTGTTCCTGCTCCAACTCATGCGGTCATAGACTCTAAAACTGGCGCAGTTGTAAGTAAGCATGCCAGCTTAAAAACCGCATCTAGAAGTGCTAATAGACGAGATCAAGAGTATGGTGCAGTTAGATATATCGTAAAACCTATAACAAAATAATATTATAAATAAGATATAGACTACCCTATCTAGGACAACTAAATGGCAATCACAAAAACAATTTTAAAACGTGTCAGACAGCAAGCTGTAATTAAGTTTGTTGGTTCTGGCACAGCCAATATCATTTTGAATGATGATCTAAAATTATCAGATGAATCATTTTTGGGTTATGCTAATACCAGTGTAACGATTAATAGTATTTATTTCACAACTGCAAATTCTATTACACCAATAAGCATTCAGCGAAATGGCACTGTTACAATGGAATTATTTGGAAATGATAATTGGTATTTAGCTCAATCATCGGGATTTGTAGATAATTCTAATGCAACAGCAAATATTCAAGTAACAATTCCTACTCCCGGTGGAACAGTAATTCTTGGTGTTACCAAGGCTGCTGGCTTCTTGCCGCCGGATACTCAAACCTTACCGGACTACTTAAAACCATGAGATTAATTACAGAAGTCGTACAAGACGTTACTTATTTAACAGAAAAATCCGAAAACGGCAAAGTTGGCGTTTTCATTGAAGGCATTTTCATGCAAGCAGATAAACAAAACCGCAATGGTCGCGTTTATCCACGCCGCATTATGGAAAATGAACTTGCCCGTTATCAACAAATGATTACCGAAAAGCGTTCATTGGGCGAATTAGGTCACCCATCAACGCCATCCATTAACTTAGACAAAGTTTCTCATTTGATGACAAACTTGCGCTTTGAAGGTAATGATGTTATTGGTAAAGCAAAGATTTTAGATACACCAATGGGCAAAATTGCCAAGGGGTTTATCGAAGAGGGCGTTAAGTTAGGTGTTTCTTCAAGAGGGCTTGGTTCTCTAAAAGAAACTAAGGCAGGAATTATGGAAGTGCAGGATGATTTTCATCTAGCAACCATTGACATTGTTGCTGATCCAAGTGCGCCAGACGCATTTGTACAAGGCATATATGAATCTGCTGAATGGATTTGCGAAAATGGTATTTGGAAGGCTACTCAAATTGAGCAAGCCCAAGCTACCTTAAAGAAAGCATCCAAGGGGGAATTGGAAAGCATCAAAATTCAGATGTTTGAACAATTCATGAATAGTTTGTCAAAATAACAGTTATTATAAATAAGATAGTAACATCCATTTAGGAGACACAATAATGTCAGTAGATAGCAAAATTAAAGAATTACTTGAAAAAGTAAACGGTACAGAATCAATGAAAAAGGATACAACTATTAAGGCAGCTACTGCTGGCGATAGTTCTATGCCAAAGCAAGGTTCATCTAAAGAAGGTGAAGTTGCAGACGAATTAGAAGGCCAACACTCAAACATGGGTTCACAGGCTGCTGGTTCAGTTAGCAAGAATACCTTGAAAGAAAAAGACGCTCCCGGCAAGTCAATTATGACTGACGTAAAAGAAGCGGCAGAAAAAACTGAAGGTTCTTGGACTGACAGCAAAGGAAATGTACACCAGTCTACCAAAGTTAAGGGTGACAAATATACTGGTAAAGAAGCTGAAAAAGAAGAAAAGAAGGAAAAGATGGCAGAAGAAGTTCAACCAATCGATTTGTCTTTGATTTTCGGTGAAGATTTATCGGAAGATTTCCGTAACAAGGCAACATCAATTTTCGAAGCAGCAGTAGTTGCTCGTGTTAATGTTGAAATGGAAACAGTTGTTGAATCATTGGAAGAAAAATTCTCCAATGATTTGATGGAAGCAAAAGCAGAAATGACAGATAAGATTGATTCTTATTTGAATTATGTTGTAGAAAATTGGATGGCTGAAAATGAATTGGCTATCGAAAATGGTCTTCGCACTGAGATTGCGGAAGACTTTATGACAGGACTAAAGGTATTATTCAAGGAACACTACGTTGAAGTACCGGAAGAGAAATATGATGTATTAGGTGAACTACAGGCTAAAGCTGAAGTTTTAGAACAAAAGCTAAACGAAGCAATTAGCACAAACGTAGATCTTAACCAAACAGTTATCGATCTAAAGCGTGAAGCGATTGAAGAAGAGTTCTCAAAAGACCTAGCAGATACAGAGTCAGCTAAACTTTCCAAGTTATTGGAAGGCGTTGATTTTGATAGCGAAAGCCTTTACAGAGAGAAAGTTTCTGTAATCAAGGAAAATTATTTTCCAAAGAAGAGTGTAAGTGAGTCGGGCGTAAGTCGCGCACAACACTTGGTAGAAGATTTATCAAATCCAAGCCAAGAATCATTTACACAAGATGATGGCAGCACAGTCTCGCAATACGCGGCTGCGCTTTCTAGATCAATCAAAAGAGTTTAAACCAACAAGGAGTTAATTAACATGTTTCTTTCAGAACAAGTACAAAGCAAATGGAAAGCTATTATCGAACATCCAGATCTTCCACAGATCAAAGATAGCTACAAAAAACAAGTAACAGCAGTTATTCTTGAGAACCAAGAACGTGCAATGCGTGAAGATCGCCAAGCACTTTTTGAGACTCCAGCAAATAACATTGCAGTTGACTCAAGCGCAATCCAAAAGTACGATCCAATCATGATTGGTTTGGTACGCCGTGCTATGCCTAATTTGATGGCATATGACATTTGTGGTGTTCAGCCTATGACTGGCCCAACTGGTCTTATCTTCGCTATGCGTTCTATGTACGGTTCAGAGCGTAGCAATACCTCTACTCGTTCAGAAGCATTGTTTAACGAAGCTGATACCGATTTCGCAGGTGCAGGTACACACGCTGGTACAAACCCAGCTAATATCATCACTAGCGGTACTTACACAACTGGTACAGCTAATACAACTGCTGCAATCGAAGCTGCACAAAACTTCAACGAAATGTCTTTCAGCATTGATAAGACAACTGTTACGGCTAAGACCCGTGCATTGAAAGCAGAATACACTGTTGAATTGGCTCAAGACTTGAAAGCAATTCATGGTTTAGATGCTGAATCAGAATTGTCAAACATCTTGTCTCAAGAATTCATGTTTGAAATCAACCGTGAAGTTGTTCGCACAATTTACAAAGTTGCTAAAATCGGTTCTCCAGCTACTGCATCCGCAGGTACTTTCGACTTAGACGTTGACTCTAATGGTCGTTGGTCTGTTGAGCGTTTCAAAGGCTTGTTGTTTAACATCGAACGCGATGCTAACCACATTGCTCAAGACACTCGTCGTGGAAAAGGTAACTTCATCGTTTGCTCTGCTGACGTTGCAAGTGCTTTGGCTATGGCAGGTGTATTGGATTATGCTCCAGCATTGAGCACCAACTTAAATGTTGATGACACTGGTAGCACATTCGCTGGTATGTTGAATGGTCGTTATAAAGTTTATATCGATCCATACTCTGCAAACTTGGGTGCTTCTGACCAATTCTACGTAGTTGGTTACAAAGGTTCTAGCCCATATGACGCAGGTGTATTCTACTGCCCATACATTCCATTGCAAATGGTTCGTGCTGTTGATCCTAACAGCTTCCAACCAAAAATCGGTTTCAAAACCCGTTATGGAATGATTGCTAACCCATACGTTACCAATTCTGCTGGTGGAAATGATGCTGATACATTCACATCTAACCGCAATCAATACTACCGCAAGTCGCGTGTATTGAACTTGATGTAAATCGAGTCAGTCAGAAAGAAGATAATATAAAAATAATAATATATCATCTTTCGTTATGAAAGTTAAAGGGGGAAGAAATTCCCCCTTTTTTCGTTTGTATAAATACTGTTGAAGGAATAAATATTATGGCATACTCAGCAAATGTAGGTTTTTTTAAAGACAGTTTTACTAGCTCTTTACCAACAACGCAAAACTTTTTGCGACCAAATGCTTTTAGATTTTCTCTAAAAGATTTACCCCATACCTCTTTTACTTGTCAATCCGCCAACATTCCGCAGTTGGCATTCGGAGTGGCAGTACAGGCTACCCCATTTTATGATATTCCGCGCATTGGTGAAAAAATGAGTTTTGGCGATTTGTCAGTTCGTTTCATCATTGCAGAAGATATGTCAAATTATCTTGAGATATATAATTGGATGATTGCATTAGGATTTCCTAAAAGCTATAATCAATTTGATGATTATTTAAAAACTAAACCAACGAAATCTGCTTTTATTAAAAATAATGGTGGACAAAGTGAAGTTTTAGCATATTCTGATGCAACTTTATCAATATTAGATTCGACAAACAACCCAAAGATCAGTATAATATACAAAGATGCATTTCCTATATCTTTGGAATCCTTGGATTACGACATTGCATCTTCGGGTGTCGAATATTTGACAGCAATCGCAACATTCAAATTCAGAATATTTGAAATTGAAGTACTTTAAAACTAAATTGGAATTATTATGACAGATGAAACAACACAAATTGGCCCAGAAAACGCAACTCCAGTTGATGCGCCACAATTAAAGCCCGGTCAAATTGCAATCAATATTAATGATTTGCGAAAGCAAAAAATCTTTATTGCAACACCTTGTTATGGTGGACAACTAACAGAAGCATATTTCCGCTCTGTTATTCGTTTATTGACCTTTTGCAATCAACATCAAATTCAAGTCGCATTTGGTACAATTGCAAATGAATCCTTGGTTACACGTGCTAGAAACGTTCTAGTAGCATATTTCTTGCAAAGTGATTACACTCGCTTGTTCTTCATTGACGCGGATATTGAATTCCAAGTTGAAGATGTTATCAAATTGGTTGCACATGACAAAGAAGTTGTAGTTGGAGCATATCCTAAGAAGGGTGTTAACTGGCAACGTATTATGAGTAGTGTTCGTGCTGCTCCAGATACTGCTTATGCAGATAACGCAATTGCTGCATATGGAAGCGATTACGCAATTAACTTTAAATTCGTTAATCGGGATGCGCGTCAAATTGCAATCGAAAATGGATTGGTGAAGTTGCATGATGGCGCAACTGGATTTATGATGATTAGCCGCGATGCAATTGATAAAATGATTGCTGCTTACCCAGAGTTGAAGTATAACAATGATTTGAATACACCAGAAGATTTGAATGATTTTTTCTATGCATTCTTTGATACTTCGATTGATCCAGTGGATCGCCGTTATTTGTCAGAAGACTATACATTTAGTCGCCGTTGGCAAGCAATTGGTGGGGATATCTGGCTTGATCCATCAATCTCATTGAACCACCATGGTCACTTCTCCTTTGCGGGAAATCCATCACAGATTATCCAAATTCAAGGTTAATTTGTAGATAAATAAGGATACCGAGAGAAATGCAATGTTTCTCTTTGTATCCTTTTTTTTTTGAATATATAATATGAAATTGTCAGAATTACAAGATGAATGGTCAAAAGACTGCGTGATTGATGAAACCAAATTGGGACATGAATCGGTATGCACACCTATTCTCCATTCAAAATACCTAAACTTTCTAACTTCCACTAGACTAAATTTGAGAAAAGCTGAGTCCGATTATTTGAATTGTCGTAGAAAGAAATACAGATACTATCGTGGAGAAATGACTAAGGCTGAGTTAGAAGAAGAAAATTGGGTACAGTGGGGTGGAAATAAACCATTAAAAAATGAAATGGATGAATTCCTAAACGCAGATAAAGATTTAATTCAATATGATGACAAGATTGAATACTTTAAGACTGTGATATATCAATTGGAGCAAATTATTAAGTCTATCAATGGTAGAACTTGGGACATTAAAAATGCAATTGATTTTCTAAAATTTACTAATGGTGTGACATAGTGGCTGATATAAAAATAACAAAAAAGAATGAAGTTTACTTAAAAGTAAGTGCTGATCCATCCATTGCACATGAGTTGAGTGATTTCTTTTCTTTTGATGTTCCGGGTGCTAAGTTTAGTCCACTTTATAAAGCTCGTCAATGGGATGGCAAGATTAATTTGTATTCAATGTTCACCAAAGAACTTTATGTTGGATTAAAAGAATATGTAGAAAAATTTGCAGTTGATAGAGATTATACAGTAGATTCAACTGAATATATTGCTGTGGCAGATAAATGCACAAGAGAAGAAATAGAAGAATTTTGTAAATCATTAAATATAGGATCAAGAAATGCGCCCATTCAAATACGTGACTACCAAATTGACGCAATTTATGAAGGCATTAACTCTGGTCGCCGTTTATTGCTATCTCCGACTGGTTCAGGCAAGTCTTTAATTATCTATTGTATTATTCGTTGGCATGAATTAAAGGGTAGAACTCAATTAATTTTAGTTCCAACCACATCTCTCGTTGAACAATTATTTGCAGACTTTAAAGATTATAGTTCTTTGAATAATTGGGATACTGCTGAAAATTGCCATAAAATTTATTCTGGACATGAAAAAGTTAATACACATAACGTAATCATAAGCACTTGGCAATCAATATATAAACTACCAAAGAAATTTTTTTCAGTCTTTGATTGCATTTATGGAGATGAATCCCATTTATTTAAGGCAAAATCTTTAACTGGTATATTAAACATGTGTGAGAATTCTCCATATAGAATTGGCACTACCGGTACACTTGATGGGCTGCAAACAAATAAGCTAGTCCTTGAAGGCATATTTGGCCCTGTTTATAAGGTAACTACCACCAAAAAATTAATGGACGATAAGCAACTTGCTGACCTATCCATTTTCAATATTATATTGGAATATCCTGCCGATATAAGAAAAGCATTGAAGGATCATGATTACCAAAAAGAGATGGATTTCATAGTTCAGTTTGAGCCAAGAAATAAATTTATTCGTAATCTGGCTCTTGCTCAAAAAGGGAACACATTAGTATTATTTCAATATGTAGAAAAGCATGGAAAGAAATTATACGAAATGATAACTACGAAAGATTCCGATAGAAAAGTGTTTTTTGTGCATGGCGGAACAGATACTGATCAGAGAGAAAAAATTCGTGAATTGACTTCTAAAGAAAATGATGCTATAATTGTAGCAAGTTTCGGTACTTTTAGTACAGGAATTAACATCCCTTCTTTGAAGAATGTTATATTTGCAAGTCCATCTAAAAGTAAAATTAGAAACTTGCAAAGTATTGGTAGAGGATTGAGAACTACTAGTGATAAGACTACATGTAACTTATACGATATTGCGGATAATCTTACATGGAAATCTAAAAAGAATTATACATTGTTGCATATGATTGAAAGAATAAAAATATACAACGATGAACAATTTAAATATAAAATGATAAAGGTAGAATTACAATGCTGATGAGTGAACCAGATTATAAATTGTTGAAATTATCTACAGGTGATACTATCATTTGTATGATCCAGCCAGAATGTAATATTTTCACAAATGAGAGTGTTTTTGTAATTAATCCAATAGTAGTAGATGTAATGAAGGTTCCAGCAGAAGATGGATTCTATGAGACATGTATAATGTATGCATGGAATTCATTTTCTTCCGATGAAGCATGCGAAATTGCAACAATGCATATATTGGCATGCACGAATCCAACTGCTAATATTAAAGAATATTATTTGAAATATCTTGAAAATAGTAAAAATGTCGATGACGTTTTAATGGAAGATTTGGATGCTGAACCAAATACTTATTCAAGTGTTGAAGATAAAATACAAGAAGAATATGAGAATTTTTTAGATAACTATGAAAGCAACGAACATGATGAACTTACACCCGAATCAAATTCTGGAGACAATCCCAATGCCCCCAGAAAAAGGATCTACCACTAAAGTTGCTCATTATGTAGATAACGAAAAATTCTATGAAGCAATCGTAGAGTATAGAAAACAAGTAGTTGCTGCAAAAGAAGCGGGTGAAGGAATCCCAACGATATCAAATTATATTGGAGAATGTTTTATTAAAATTTGTACGAATCTTTCATATAGGTACAATTTCATTAATTATACTTATAAAGATGATATGATTTCTGATGGGATAGAAAATTGTTTAATTGCCGCAGCAAAATTTGATCCTTCTTTTGGAAACAATGCGTTTGCATATTTTACACAGATTGCATTCTGGGCATTTGTTAGACGAATTCAAAAAGAAAAGAAGCAACAATTATCGAAGTATGCTATAATTGCAAATCTTGACTTGGATAGCCTACTTACTCAGCAGCATGATGAGGGTGAGTACGTTAACCAATACATCGATTACATGAAGAAGCAGATTGATCAAATGGATAACGATAAAACTGAAATCGTAAAAGCGAAGAAACCAAAAACTGCAAAAACTAGCAAATACAAGCAATTTGACATTGACGAATGATAAACTTGGAGGTATAATGAGCGACACTGAATCAAAAGAAGCGCACTCTTGGCGTATTCATAAAACCAATGTTCAAATTGAAAAGCAAAGAAAAATTGCTAAACAAGCAGGACATGACAAGTACGTAAAAGAACCACATAGACTAGCAAAGCACCATGCATTGGATTGCGGTAATCCAAAATGTATAATGTGTTCGAGTGGAAAAGTTTTCAATGAACCGACTATTCAAGAAAAGAAATTCTTCCAAGATGCGGAAAATATTAGGAATCGACATGGTAATGGCTTGTTGATTAAGCATGATCAAACTGATAAAGACTGGCTAGTTTAGAAATAGGATTATATTATGAACATTATGATAGATGTTGAAACACTTTCAACCAGACCAAATGCAGTCATCATTGCAATTGGAGCAGCAAAGTTTGAAATTCGCGGTGAAATTTCTGAGACATTTTATGTTAATTGCGATGTAATGTCATCAAAAAATGCAGGATTACATATTGAGAAAGTCACCGTTGATTGGTGGAAAAATCAAAATCTTGCAGCATTTAAAAAGACCCAAGAAAATCCCATTCACATTAAAGATGCATTGACTCAATTGATTGAGTGGTGCGGCCCAAAAGCAAAAAGCACAATGTTCTGGGCGCAGGGAACCAGTTTTGACCCGCCAATCTTAGAGTCATCTATGAGAGCAGTTGGTCTTGAGCCACCATGGAGATACTGGAACTGGAGAGATACTCGTACCGTATATGACGTTGCTGGAATCAAGCCATCCGTGATTGAGCGTGTGGGTCAATATCATAATGCACTGGATGATATTTTAACCCAGATTAAACTGTTGAATATGTCATTTGAGGCACTATGAAATTTAAAGTAACTTTATGCCATTCGCATCTAATGTCGATGCTTTTGCAACCAGAAAAATTCGAGTCTGCAATCAGTTCTTATACTGCAACTTCGCCTAATATTCAGCATGAGGGATTTAATGGATACATGGAAGTGCAGGCTGAATTTAATGTCAGAGACCTGCCAAGATTTTCTACTCTATATGAAGAATCTAGAGTATTTCCATCTGATCGAGCACAATGGTATCATTTAATCAGAACTTCTATGGCAGGATTTGACGCATGAAAGTCGCAATCCTTGGAGATACCCACTTTGGTGCAAGAAATGATAGTCTAGCTTTTCACGCTTTCTTTGAAAAGTTTTATGATCTATTTTTTGCAGAACTAAAGAAAAACAAAATAGACACCATCATTCAAGTTGGCGATTTGTGGGATCGTAGAAAGTATGTAAATTTTCAAACACTGTCTGAATCCAGAAAATACTTTTTTGATAAGTTAAAAGAGCAAAATTTAAAAATGATTACTATTCTAGGTAATCATGATATCACCTTTAAAAATACTTTAGAAGTGAATGCATCAGATCTTTTGCTACAAGAATACGAAAATATTACAGTCATATCTAGTCCAACTACGATAACACTTGACAAGACTGACTTTTTAATGTTACCATGGATTTGCACTGACAACTATAAAGAATCAATGGATGCAATGGAAAGCACCAAAGCCAAAGTTTTGTTTGGTCATCTTGAGATTGCTGGGTTTGAAATGCATAAAGGTCAGCCAAGTGAGCATGGATTTGATCGAGCAATATTTAAGAAATTTGATACTGTTTATAGTGGACATTTTCATCATAGATCAAGTGATGGAAACATAAGTTATCTTGGCACCCCTTACGAAATTACTTGGTCTGATTATCAAGATCAAAAGGGATTTCACATATTTGATACAGCAAAGAATACAGTAAAATTTGTTAAGAATCCATACATAATCTTTGAGAAGTATTACTATGATGAAGAAAAAGATGATCCGTCTAAAGTGGATGTGTCCAGATTTGAGAATATCAATCTTAAAATCATTGTTGTAAACAAAAAAGATTTTGCAATATTTGATAACTTTATGGATAGGGTTTACAAGAAGAATCCATTAGAAGTAAAGATTGTTGAAGATATGTCTGAGTTTGATGTTGATACTGATAGCGATGAAGAAACTGATGTTGAAGATACTATAACTCTTCTGTCAAATTATGTGGATAACGTGGATACTGATATCAATAAACCAAGATTAAAAAATCTACTCAAGACATTATATGTTGAGGCACAGGAATATAATTAATAATGGCAATAATTTTTAAGACAGTTAGATACAAGAATTTTTTATCAACTGGTGGGCAATTCACTGAAATCAAATTGGATAAATCTCCTACGACATTGATCGTGGGAGAAAATGGTGCTGGTAAATCCACTATCCTTGATGCCATTTGCTTTGCATTATTTGGTAAGCCATTTCGTAATGTTAATAAGCCACAGTTGATGAATAGTATCAATAACAAGCAATTGTTAGTTGAGATTGAATTTTCTATTGGCTCAAAAGATTACCTAATTCGTAGAGGAATTAAGCCAGCCATATTTGAGATTATGCTTGGTAAAGACTTGGTAAACCAAGATGCGGCATCGAGAGATTATCAGAAATACTTAGAAGATCAAATTCTAAAGTTAAACTATAAATCATTTACTCAAATTGTTATTCTGGGGTCAGCATCATTTACTCCATTCATGCAGCTTACTACTAGCAATAGACGAGAGATTATTGAAGATATTTTGGATATTCAAATATTCTCAATCATGAATGATCTTCTTAAAAATAATCTGAGTGAGATAAAAGATAATCTAAAATCTGTAACATCCACCATAGAACTTACAAAACAGAAAGTAGTTCTACAACATGATTACATTAAAAAGCTAGAAGAAACTAAGCAGAAGCAGCAAGACAATGTTCAGGGAATTATAGATATAACTTTAGCAGATATTAACAGAATTTCCACTCTCATTGATGAGAAGCAGGTTGAGCATGATAATTTTGAGTTACTAATTGTAGACGAGCCAGAGCAGCAAACCAAACAGGCTCAAGTTTCTAACCTGCTAAAAAAGTTGGCTGATAGAATATTGACTGCTAAAGATAGCATTGAGTTTTATCATGGCAATGATGCTTGCCCAACTTGCAATCAAGAACTAGATCCAAATCATAAAAATCATACTATCACTAAGCATGAGAATAAGATTGTTGAAATATCAACTGCAATCGATGATCTAACATTGCAATTAAATGCGATTGAAGTGCGCTTAAATGAGATTAAAGATATTAAAAAAACTATTTCTGCCATTGCCACTGAGATTATTAAATACAATAATGAGATTATTGGCGCACAGTCTTACATTAAAAAACTGAAAAATGAAGCAGCAGTCGTAGAAGTTGATACTCTTACGGAAGAGAAATCTAAACTAAAAACGATGGCAAAGGAAGTTGTTGAGTTGACGAAGCAAAAGGCAGTGTTGACTGAGGATAAGTTTTATCACGAAACCGCTGGACTTCTATTGAAGGATACTGGCATCAAGACTAAAATCATTAAACAATATTTGCCCATTATTAATAAGCTGATAAATAAGTATCTTGCCGCAATGGATTTCTTCTGTCACTTTGAATTTGATGAATCATTTAATGAGACAATTAAGTCAAGACATAGGGATTCATTTACATATGCTTCATTCAGTGAAGGTGAAAAGCAAAGAATTGATTTGGCTTTATTGTTCACTTGGCGTACAATAGCTAAATCGAAAAACAGTGCAAATGCGAATCTATTGTTACTTGATGAGATTTTTGATTCATCTTTGGATTCCAATGGCACTGATTATGTTATGAATTTGTTGAATACAATTGGTTCAGATACCAATGTATTCGTTATTAGTCACAAGGGCGATCAATTATTTGACAAATTCAGATCGACCATTAAATTTGAAAAGCATCAAAATTTCTCTAGGATTGCATCATGATTATTTTAAGAAAAGACCAACTAAACGTACTTCCAGTTGACCATGAGTTGATGACTCGCCCACCAAAAGAATATGACTTTGTAAATGAACATGCAAGCGCAAAAGCAGTTTCCAATGTTCTATTTGCCAAGATGGAAGAATTGGGTGCTGTTGGATTGAGTGCAAATCAAGTAGGCGTAGATTTACGTGTATTTGTTATGGGTAAAGATGCTCATAAGATTGCAGTATTCAATCCAGAAATTTTAGAAATTTATGGCGATCCTATTTCTCTCCAAGAAGGATGTATAAGCTATCCGGGAATTTTCTTGAATATTACTCGCCCACAATCAATCAGGGTAAAGTACATCGATCAAGATGGTAAAGATACTGAAACCATCTTTACAGGAATTACTGCAAGAATTTTCTTGCATGAATATGACCATATGCAGGGGCGTGATTTTACCCATGGAGTTTCTAAACTGAAACTTAGTATGGCAATGAAAAAGTACAATAATAAACGAAAGAAAATTATTCAAAAATACGCACATCAAACGATGATTAATGCACTTAAAGAAGGAAATGAAAATGGCAACAGCAAAAGTAAATAAACTCAGCGACAAATTGACTAAGGTTAATGAAAGCTATACTATCAACATGTATGATAATGGCTTTATGTTTGAAATTAGTGGTCGCAATAAAAAGAGCGATTATGTAAATGTAAAAATCATTTGCGGTACAATCGAAGATGTTGTTGAACTTGTGATAGAAGCAAGTGAGATGGAGCGAGATAATTAATCATGTCAATTAAAATTCCAGTTGAATACGAAAATTCGTTTGACTTTGGATTTACAGCGACTGATAACGATGGTTCAGTAGCACCACTTCCAGTTGTAAGTACGCAGACAATTATTCAACCAGTCTCAGATAATATTATTGCATTAACAGAAATGATGAATAATGTTACTACTAAGATTGACAATTTACAAGACTTAATTCTCGCTGGCGCTAATACTCAAAACTTTGATGTAGATGAATACAGGGCGTTGGTGGAAAAAGAAGTTAAAGAAAAATTGAAAACTTTGGAAGGGTTAGTAGTCCCATTGCTTGTAAATTTAATGAAGAATAGCGACAAAGATTACATTAAGTGGCCCAATCGTAAGCCAGTAATTGAAGCACAGATTCAAAAAATTCTTGCATTGACTCGGGATTAATAAAACTTGACAAACGATCTTGGGTATGATATAGTCCATCCAAGATCAACAATTTTAAAGGTTTGTCATGAGAAAAACTATTCCTAATCGCTCATTGAGCCAAGATATCGGGAATTATATCAAGTTGCGTAATAAAATTTCTGTTACTGATATCTATTATACTTATCAACACTGGGCTCCACGAGAAATTGATGGAGTTACATTTTTGCCCGTTGTAAAAACCGAGCCGAATCACGCAAAGACTCAACAACTACATTATATGCGAAAAGATTCGCTGGAGAAGATTAAATGAAAATAGCATTAGCATCTGACGTTCACCTTGAATTTGGGCAGCTAGAAATTAACAACACTGAGAACGCCGATGTGCTTATTTTATCTGGCGATATTTGTGTTGCAAAAGATTTAAATGATCGTGCAGACCCCGGTATTCTAGGAATTACTAATAAGTCAAATCTTTATCATGCGTTCTTTCAGCAGTGCGCTCAAGAATTTAAGCATGTAATTTATATTGCAGGAAATCATGAACACTATAATGGTGACTATGCAAAATCTATTCCTCATATTAAAGAAAAACTTTATTATTTGGATAACTTGCATTTCCTTGATAAAGAAAGCATCACTATTGATGATGTGATTTTTATTGGTGGAACTCTTTGGACTGATATGAATAAAGAAGACCCCATGACTCTACAGGGGATTAAGTCATACATGAATGACTATCGTATCATCGAGAATAGCAATGAGTTGGTACATTACAAGACTCCTGTTTATGCTACAAACGTAGATGGGTCTACTAA